GTGAATATAGAAAAGGGCAATGCCAGCTCGACCCGCTACCATCACCTCAATGGCACGATGCTGCTGATGCTGCTATTTATTGGATTCACATTGCGGAATTGAGAGCACTGACCCAGACAACGGCAGAACAGGAGACTACTAATGCCTGATTTAAAAGACCCAATCCCGGAAGGGCATGGACATGCACCTGATCAGCACACACCTGGCGCCAAGTTGGACCATGATAAAATTGACATGAGCCTACTTCAGTTCCTGCCTAACGCACTGCTTGAGATCTGCCGAGTCATGGATTACGGACAGACGAAATACAGTCGTGGTGGCTTCCTGGAAGTCGATGATGCAATAAACAGGTACACAGCTGCCATGTGGAGACACTACCTGGAAGAATGTAAAGGTGAAAAATTCGACCAAGGTGACCCGTTTTACGACACACCTGAAGGTTTGCCTTTTAAAGGTACTTTACGTCATGACGCTCAATTGGCTATCAATGCCTTGTTCCGTCTCGAGTACAGACTGCGTGAAGAGTACTTAGAAGAAGATACAGAAGCTATGCTTAAACAATTTTATGATGCAGCCACGGAGGTGGACAATGGACCCGAAGAACGTTTCTAGATTCATGCTTAGAACCATAATTATGATCATACCGATGATCGTTCTTTTTGTAATAGCAGTACTGTGTCTTGTGTTTACTAGCATACAGCAGTTTATTAACTGGACGTTCGGTAAAGTCAGCTACTGGGACGTACCTAATGAGTGGCACCAGATTAAAGAAGATGCCTTTACTTGGTATAAAATATGGCTTCGTGGGTTTGGTGACTTCTAATGGTTGATCTATTAGCCTCAGCAATGGCTTCTACAGGTGGACCCTGGCAACCATGTCACACCGCTGACATCATTGGTCTGCTGATAGTTTCTGCTATGTGTGCCGGCGTACTACTCGGCTACTGTATGGGAAAAAACAAATGAGCTTCTTCAAATGCAAACATCCATTTCATAACTTACTTGTGGAGAAACAAGAAGAGCAAGTCGATTCTGATTTATACCCAAATGAATTCTGGCATGTTACTTATTTCTTTCGCTGCAGTAACTGTGGTGAAAAGATAAATAAGACATATGCCAAAGGCAAACGTTCCTTCAAGGACCAACTCGACGTGGACGTAGCTAAACTGAAACGAGATACTAGTGAGTTTCTCTGATCACGTCTCATACGATTTCGACTTCCACCGGAGACTAGATCTACTGGCGGACCTAATGGAAGTTCCTGGTAAAGATAAACCAATGCGGAAGCTGCAGCGTGAAGCCTTAAAATACTATCCAATATCCTCTACAGAAGGTATTAGACATTGGATGAAAATACGTATAGCTTTCTTAGCCTGTGATAGGTTACTATCACGAGCTGAAACCCCGGAGCAGTAAATGAATTTAAAAGAAATATTAGAAAGATACGGGGACGAACTTCCCCCTGTGACCAAAATGTACATGGAAGACTACATGATAATCGGTAGTTTCCGTGGCGTAGCCAAGAAGCGTAGTCTTAACGAATCAACCGTTCGAAATATGCTAACGCGAGTTACCAAAAGGTATAGCGCCAAGGATAGCACTGTCCCACAGCACATGAACGATAATACTCCTCCTGGATTTGTCGTCGAGAAGTATTCCGCCAACTACAATAGTGATGGTGATCGCACCCAGCACTGGATTAAAGCGAATAAGGAAAAGGAAGAGCTCTATAACGACTTAGTCGATGCCATGACTGACCTGGCACAGAACCTTCCCAAACTCCGACCGAACAAGAATTCTCCGACCAACGTAGATCCCAACCTGCTGACGGTATACCCATTAGGTGACCCTCACATCGGTCTACTCTGCTATGAGCCTGAAGTTGGTGACAACTGGGATCTAAGCATCGCTGAACAAGTATTCATGCCGTTATTTGATAACCTGGTATCAGTGGCGCCTTCCTCGGAAGAGTGCCTTGTCGTCGATCTGGGTGACTTCTGGCACTATGATGGTATGGAACAAAAGACCATGCGTTCTGGCCACAAGGTCGATGCCGACGGACGTCCGAGTAAGATGATCCAGGTAGGATTCCGTATCATGCGCCAAATGATCGATAGTGCCCTTCGAGTTCACAAGATGGTGCATGTCAAGATCATGCCTGGCAATCATGATGACCTGGGATCAATATTCCTCCGGGTGGCGTTACTACATATCTATGAGAATGAGCCTCGAGTTAACGTTGATCAATCTCCAAACGTGTTCCAATATTTCGATTGGGGCAAGAACCTTCTTGGTATACACCATGGTGACAAATGTAAAGCTACGCAACTTCCTATGGTTATGGCTGCTGATCAGCCTGAGCTTTGGGGCTCCACAAAATTTCGTAAATGGCTCATCGGACATTTCCACAATGACAGTTCTATTATCTACAATGGTAAAGAAATGCAGGGATGTACCGCGGAGACTTTCCGTACGATCGTAGGCCGAGAGGGCTATGCCCATGAAGCCGGATATCGATCCGATCAGGACGGTAAAGCAATAGTATTCCATAAGGAATACGGTGAAATCGAACGATATACCGTCAATATAAGTCAAATCAGATAATGAAATGGAACGCGGCTAAAAAGTACGGAAGGCGTAAAGCCGGTACTTGGGGCCGTACTGCAAAAAAGTACGCTAAGCGTGTTGCATCAAAAGCTCTCAGGAGATTTAAGCCATGAAATACGTCATAATGACAAATCCGAACGGGTTTCAGCTGAAAGATGATGGTACTATTGCTGACTACCAAACTTCTGAAGAGGCCATGAAGCACATGGGTCCCGGAGATCAAATTATACCTATCTACGATACGGAAAATGTAGTTGACTTCCAAACAGGTGAGCGTAGGCTTCCAATTTTTAACAGGAGTGGCCTTCGTGACCATTAATCACTATAGACGCTGTTGGGCCTGTGGTAAGCTCATAAAGAATGTATCAGATCTCTACGATGACATCTGTAATAGGTGTTCATTAATTAAACCAGTCCCAAAAAGGGGTCTATCATACCCAGATGAGGACTTATCTAAACTTTCAACTAAGGAAAAATCATGAAACTTAATTATTTTTTAATCGGATTAGTAGCAGCACTACTCTCATTCCCAGCGTTTGCACAACCTGGTGGTAACGGAAACGGCCATGGTGCCGGTGGCGGAAACAGCGGAAACGGTGTTGGCAATTCATCTGGTGGAAACCAGGGCAATGACTCCGGAAATGGTAACGCAAATGGCTCTCATGGAGGCAGCAATGGAAATGGTAATGGAAATGGCTCAGGTTCTGGGTCTGGTAACGGTAGCGGTAATGGCTCTGGTTCTGGTGGCACTGGTGGTTCTGGTTCTTCTGGCGGTAGTTCTGGTAGTTCGGGATCCGGTTCTGGGTCAAGCGGAGCTGGAAGCTCAGGTAGCGGATCGGGATCGTCTGGCGGCGGAAATGGAGGCTCAAGTTCTGGTGGCAGCAATGGTGGATCTAACGGAAGCTCAGCGGCAGACTGTTTCTCATGGGAAACCTGGTGCTAAGCTTGCATCAAGAGCTCCTAAAGGATAGAATCGTGAAAACGACCTAATCAGGAGCTATTATGCCCGGTTCAACACAAGCACCAACTAAGTTCATCGACATCAAAGACAAAGTCGGTGAAGCTCTCCGCGGTATGACACCTGATTCCCTAGCGTTTTTTCTAGGGAGTCAAATTCCTTCTGCACAAGGAACAGGTATTGACCCAAGACGCCTTCCTTTTAATGATGTATCGCCACAGCTGCGTGATCAAAGACAACAAAGCCTGGCTAATCCTCAACAGCAAAATCCCTTTAGCATATTTGGAGCTATTAACGCTCTGAATGCCAACGCTAACGCCCGGAAATAATTTCATGAAGTGGTCCCCTGGTCCGGTTTCTACCGGCAGGTTTCTCGGCGTCATTCCCTGCGCTGACCGTAATGGGATTCAAATTTAATCCAAGATAGCTCAACTGGTAGGGCAGCGGCCTGTTAAGTCGCAGGTTGCTGGTTCGATCCCAGCTCTTGGAGCCAACACAACCTGGACAATATAATGATTAAAGTTACAGCAAAAATTATGACAGAGGTCGAATATACTTTCGACAATAACGACCATAGCAGTGCTAAACGTGCTCTGCTCGATCGCCTGGCTATTGATGGATACGTAAATAGCGAGATAATCACAATCTCTACTGAAACTGCGACTAAAAAACCTGGCTCTCGTAATGCTGACATAAACGAATACCTACCAGGACCCAGAAGCTTCGGTTACATGTACGGATATTTCCCATAACATAAAAGAGTGCTAGAACCCCGTTAGTACCAGTGCACTGGAAAAGCGACGGATGTCGGTGACTTGAGGCGGTTACCTGTAAAACTCTCGGAACCTATGCCTCACAGTTTTGTCCTGGAGTCTGCGCCTACAGGCTTGTATAGGCGCGCATACATCGTGAAGGCTAGAAACCTTCAGCGGATGGATCAGGGCAAATTAAACAAGCGAACCTTTTCCTCAAGATGTAGGTTCGTTTCTTTGCCCCGGTAGTATAATTGCCGGGGCTTTTTTATTCCTGGAGGAAAATATGAAATTACTAATACTCCTACTTCCCCTTACTTTACTTTTCGGCTGCACTGTGTTCGATCCTTCAATGGAAGATACGATCGCAACAGTCCGTAGCCAAGGTGGTTGCTCCCACGTTGGGACAGAAATTAAAGTACAGATCAGAAACATAGGTGGCGTTGAGTCAATCATGATCAACTGTGACTGGACCGTAGCGGACGGTTTCTGATGAACATAGATTACATAAAAACAATAGATGTTAAACACGCATCACTAGCTCCTGATGGTGAATTAGTCGATAATTTTGCTATCGTGGACTTTCTACTGAAGCATATAGAAGAGCTGGAATTCTTTAAAGCTTACGTTATCCAAAATAACGAAGCATGTAGCGTACACACACCATGATGAACTGGATAAAAATAGATGACCAACTGCCAGATCCTAAACAGCCGATTCGGGCTAAATTCGAGTACCAAGGCAAGATACAAGAATGTAATGGCTGCCGAAGTGGCCACGAAGAAAAGGTTGTGCTATTTGACTTCTATTCTGGTACAGGCGCTGGAACTATCATTGAATGGCAGCCAAGAGAGTTACCGAATAAACCTGATGCCCATCCTTGGACTGGTATCGAAAACAAAGGATTTTAATCAATGAAAAAAGTTGAAACTAGACAAGTTGGTATTTACTACTGTGACATCTGCGGTGAAGAATGTGGTTTACCTTATCATGGTTACGACAGTATAGGCTATGGTTCGTGTTGTTCCCGCCTAATGAGTAAACTCGAAAAGGCCGAAGTAATCGAAGAGTTATGTAAAAAAGTTCCGTTATTCGCTGATTTCTTCAGTAGACGTGAACAAGCAAAGGAGAATAAAGAACAATGAGTATGCCGATTTACACTGGCCAGCAGCATGATGTGCTGGACTACACGATTGAAAAAGACGGGATCCTTCTCGTCGAAGCAGGTCCTGGTACCGGCAAATCATTCATGTCCAGGGAAGTAGCTGCAGCTGTGCAGCCTAAACGTGCCCTGTACACCGCTTTCAATAAAGCCATAGTCATGGAAGGCATTGCCCGATTCAAAGGCCTGAACGTTGAATGCAAGACCATGCATGCCTTGGCGTACCGTTACTGCAAACCGCATTGCGATATCAGTGACATCAGCTACAAGTGCATCACTGAAAAGATACCTTACAAAGCGAAGCGACGTGTTATCGATGCCATCAACGAATTCTTCGTATCTGCTTCTGCTGATATGTACGATTACATGGAAGAGTACTTCGACAAGCCGGAGGACATAAAGTATCAAGCCGTAGCTGTCAAATACATCGAGATGATGATCAAAAAGGAGCTTGCTCCGACGTTCAACTTCATGCTGAAATACTTTCACCTGTGCCTGGTCGCTGGAACTGTAAAATGCCAGTATGACCTGGTGATCCTGGATGAGATCAACGACACCACAGCTGTGGTACTCGAGATCTTCAAACTGATCGAGGCGCCTAAGAAACTCGGTCTAGGTGAAACGAATCAGGCTATCTACGACTTCCTTAACTTGGTCAATGGTTTCGAGCTACTCGAGGATGATTCAGAGACACTGCGCTTGACCCAGTCATTCCGCTGCAGCGAACAAATCGCAAACCGTATCCAAACGTTTATGCGTAACGACGTAAACCCTGACTTCGAGTTTATCGGAACTGATGAGCCCGTAGCTAATGGGAAAACCTTGTACTGCACCGCAACTAACGCCTCTATAATCAATCAGATTCATGAGCGTCTTGCTGACAACCAGGGATTTCATTTACTGCGGGAACTGAGCGAGATCTTCGCCTACCCAATGGCCATAATTACTGCCGGCCGGGGTAAGTCAGTTTACCAGTTTAAGTATAAGTTCCTGGAAGACGAATTCGAGGAGTACACTAAAATAGGTACGAAAGGTTACAGTTGGTTTCAACACCTGCTGGAAGCTGTTGGTGACAACGAAACAAAATCTGCAGTTAACTTGTTGATGAGACTGAAACGTCAAAACGTCAATCTGTTCGACTTGTATAATGCTGCTAAGGCTGCTGACGACGATCTGTACTACACGATCGCAACAGTATTTACATCTAAAGGTCTCGAGTTCGAGCAGGTGTATATCTGTGATGACCTGAACTCACGGATTAGTAAAATTCGTGAAGAAGGTGGCATTAAAAACCATGATGATCTGGTAGCGTTTCGATGCTACTATGTCGCCGTATCACGTTGTGGCGTTGACCTAATAAACGCAACAGCGCTGTAAACTGAAACTCTCACAGTTTACCTTGCCGAAGATGAGAGTTAAACCTTAAGGGAAAATGACATGTCATTGACAAAAATCCTTACCGCGAAAGACGCCGATCCTGAAGAGCAGCTCACTGCTGTTTCTGATATCGTCGGTGCTGCCCGAAAAGCGTATGGCAACGAGGATGCTAAAATTGAAGCTCCTGATTGTACTACGACTGAAGGCACGATGAGCTTCGTTCATCTTGAAGCTGCTGCTCGTGTTCAACTCTTGCGTCAGCAAGTATCGTTGATCAAAGCTGGTGCCGTTGAATTTGTTAACCAGAATCCTGGTTCTTCAATGGACAAGCAGATCGAAGAGCGTATTGCTACCAATGCGTACTTCGCTAATGTCGGAAACGGCACGAAGTTCAAATACATCTAAAACCGTAACGTTGATGTAATCATTGGAAGGCACCTGTAATGGGTGCCTTTTTTTATGGCGACTACAGAACTCCCACCTTTCCCTAAAGGACCTCCTACGAGTATGCCTTCAAAGGAAAACCCTTGGGGTGAGTACGAACAGATATCGGAAGAAGCCAGAAAAAAGAATCTTCCTTCAGGCACATATGTTGGTGCCCCAGGTGAGTACTTCATCCCAGATCAGTTCTGGGAGTATGAAGAAAAAACCAAGAAACGAAACCCTAATAAGAAAAAATTCACAAACAATAAATACCAATCTAAATTTGGAGAAAAGAGAAAAACCATGTCTAATAAATTCCTTCCCTTTGTTGTAGAGAGTTCTACACCTCACAACATATTTAAAACTCTGATATCTCGGAGTAAGGGTATGAGTCGAGCGTTAATCGCATCAATATTCAACTTAACTCTAAATGTGGATATAAAAGAGTTACGTAAAATCGCTAACGAGCTGGATGAGATGAGTCTCGACCAACTGTACGAAGAACTACTGCAGAGATATGACATCTACCGCGTAAACACCGAGTCACTGAATTACTTCACTAACATAATTGAATACTTTCCAAAGGAACGTGATGAAGAGGGTTGGTGGTGGTGTGACAAATTGACAGATTTTTCCGCTAAAGACGTAATGATATTCTTTTGCGTTTACACTCTGAAAGATAAGACTGGTGGCGACTACAGCGAAATCGATTTTGGTGGATTGCACAATTACGAAGAGATATTAATGGACTTTGGTAAGTTTGTAAAATTCTCTGATGATGGAGTTGTAGCGGAATTTAAAGATTTTTATGCCCTAAAAACTTTTATTCTTTACAGAGCTTTGCTTCATGAACAGATGGAGCCTAAAACTGAACAGTTACCTATTTGTGCGAAGTATATAACATGAGACATCATGCTAAATACGATGAGGTAATGAAACTCGTCAACGCCAATATTGCTGTTCTGCTGACTGGTGAAGCAGGATCAGGTAAAACTACTCTTATAAAACATATCGCTGACGACATGAAGTTGAAATTCTTCACCATATCGATGACCAGGCAGACAACTTTGTCGCATCTTCTTGGATTCGTATCGGTTAACGGTAACTATATTCCATCAAACTTACGTAAGTGTTTTGAGTTCGGCGGACTGATGCTTCTGGACGAAATAGACGCAGGTGATCCTAACGTTCTTTTATCACTAAATACTATCGAAAACGGGTATATATCTTTCCCGGATGAGCTGGTAGAATGTCATCCTGACTTCAGAATAGCTGCTACTGCAAATCCACAAGACCAACACAATTTCTACACCGGTAGATCCAAACTCGACGGTGCAACCTTAGACAGGTTTGACACCATTGATGTCGACCGAGACGAGGAATTGGAAAAATCCCTAGTTGACGAAGACACGTTTATGCGTATGCAACTCATGCGCAAAGTTATGGCTGCTCATAACGCCGCTAAACCAGTTTCAATGAGAGACAGTGTTCGATACCAGCAACGTAAAGATTTAAATCTTTTAGACCATAAGTTTGTATTCCGTCTAACAGATAAAAGTGATTTGGTATATGAACAATACACCAAAGAAGTCGAGGATATACCGAAGCACCAAAACCAAGATCAGTGTAAAACATTAGATGAGTTATCTGATCTACTAACAGTTCGTTCTGGAAATAAGCCTAAAGCTAAACCACCTGCAGCTTCTGCAGATATACCGGAGAAACCCGATGCATACAATACTTGAGCAGTTTAATACCGGATTACCGTTCCCTTCAGTATTTCCTGCTAGTTTTGAGGAATTTACGAAAAAACGTGATTACTTTACATTTCGTAATTTATCTCACTTCCAACATGTAGTCAGTAAGATGACCCAAATAAAAGATAACTATTGCGATATGACATACGCAGAAGCTTTGAAAAAGTTACTGGCTGGTGAAAGTGATTTCCCAAAATCTGAACAGGGATCTATTCGTAACCTGGTACGTTCCAATCTGCACAAGCGTGGATTGATCACCGAAGATATTTACGAAGCATACCGTTACACGGTAGACGGAGTCGATGTTGGTATCGATGTCGGAAAGTACGCTGCCGGTGAAGCTGATTGTGTTATCAGTCCTTCTCGTCAGTACATTGATTACTTCTACGAGTTATTCATAAACGTAAGCTACCCGTACCATGTCGATAATTCAACTATCCGTGCCAATTGCGCCAAGCTACTGGCAACTATTGAAGAACTCGAACGTCAACATATTTTCATTAAAATTGCTATGGTACTCCCGGTTCGTGGTCCAAGTAGTAACAATAATAACTTCTTCGCCGACGTTCCTTTATTTTCACATAAGGATCCGAAGTCTGTAGATACTATGTCATCGATCATTAATGACCGCTTACTGCGTAAGTTCTTCTTCGCAATACTGGAGAACTACTACGGTGACACACTCCATGATAGCTACGGTACTGCTGTAACTCTCAAAGGTGCAATGAGTATTGGCAACGAGTTCAATGAGATCGATTTCTTTGAGGAAGTTGTACTGTCTGTGGGGGCGTAATGAAAAAACCTATTGCGCCAGACTGGGAAAGAACCAATGAAAAGACGGAATATAGTCCTTCATTAGACTTATTCTGGGCGAACAATAAGGTATACGACAACCTTTCTGCTTCTCATAATGGCATTATCGGTCCTGGGTATGCGTTACGTAAACAAATACAAAAGGAAAATTCATGAGCACACTTCAAATGTTGGACTCGTACGTCAAGGCACGTACGGGTAAACTCAATCCGTTTCCGGAAATCGTCCAGAAAGGTATTAATACCATCTCTGGTGATGTTCCGTACAAACTGAAATTGGCGATAACGTTATCAGAATTGATAACCTTCTCGTCACACTTACGTAAACCGATCGAGTTATACGATGGCACTTTGGTACCCACCAATGCCATTGTATTCGCTCTGAGCGCGTCTGGTACTTCTAAGGACAAGTCGCTCAACACTATAAGAAAGTCGCTCTCCGTAGCGTATGAGCAGCTGGAGGAGTACCGTAAAGAGTACGCAAAGGATAAAGCTGAACGTATGGCTATCCTGGACGGTGAAAAGCGTGAAGACTGGGGCAAATACTACCAGGCACCGAAGCCGCTGCAGGTTGGCCTGGGTACCGTGGAAGGATTGATGCATCATTTCGCTGACATCGGTGAGAATCCGATGGGTGCCGGCAGTATCATGTCATCCGAAATAGGATCTGAGCTGCAGACTAATGGCGCCATAACCGATATCATCAAAATTATATCAGTGGCGTATGACTTGGGCAACATACCGCCGAAGATCGTGAAGTCCTACGAGAATCAAACTAAGGCTGTAAAGAACCTGCCTGTTAACGCTTTGTTCTTCGGTGCACAAGATGCCCTGTTATACAACAACGAGATTAAGCACAAATTCAAAATGGTGTTTAACACCCAATTGGCTCGACGTAGCATTTTCACATTTACTCCAGAAATTCCACAACGTCTTGACATCAAGAGCGTCGACGAGCTGTATAAAATACGTGAGGCTGAACGCAAACGAGTACTCGCAGCCCAACATGAACTGAATGAGCTTACGGCCCACCTGGTGGAAAATACAACGTCTAAGCCTTTAAAGTTCACTGATGATGCTGAAAAACTATTCGACGTTTACATGGAGCTGAACTCTATCCTCTCCGACGATATGGCTAACAAATACCCAATTTCCAAACTTAGCCGTAAGCATAAACAATGGCTGGCACTGAAGTTGGCTGGCTCATACGCAATTCTTGCTAATAAGGAACACATAACTGAGGAAACATACGCCTACGCAATCAACACCGTTGAAATGCTGGCACCTCAGATGACTGAATTCGAAAAAGAGCTGGTTAAAGAATCTTACGAGCAACTGTCCGACATGTGTCGGCACCACTCAGAAAACGGTGAGTATATACTATCTCTTCATGAGTTGCGTAAACTAGGTTATGTTGCAGGAACTGGTTCCAGCAAGCATAAAGTTGAAGAACTCTGCATCCTGGCTAACAGTTATGATGACAACGGTCAGTACTCTATCAGTGACGGTGGCATCATGTATAAGGAACTGGTTAAAACCAGTAAGATCGGAATGTCTGCATTGATATTCGATACGGATAAAACTGGCCAGGAACTCAAGGACTTTATGTCCCGCAACTGCAGTGACGGTTACGAAGTATACGACACAGACTTTGCCGATATTGAAGAACTTCTAGGAGCAAATGCTGCCTATACCTCGTTTACTTTCGAAGGTGGACACCGATCTAAAGATAACTTACGTGGTGGAAGCAAGTTCGTCATCTTGGACATCGATAAGTCACAGCTGACTGATGAGGAAGCGCATCTACTGCTGGGCGAGTACAACCACTATGTTGTGCGGACCAGTGACCCGGATAATGAATTCAAGTTCCGTACTCTACTCGAGCTCGACTCTGTCGTAGATATCGATGAGCGGATGTGGAAAGCATTCATCCAGGAAATCGCAAATGAGCTGGGTCTCATCATAGACGTCCTACCGCAGAGCCAAATCTTCCTATCCTTCAAGGATAGGAATATCCTGAAGCAGCTCGACGGTAAAACTCTGCAGACCAAGTATCTACTGGAACGTGCTTCGGTAGCTACCAGGGACAAGCCCAAACCTGCTCGTGACTTACCTGATACTCAGAAGTCTCAAGCTCTGCAGGATCCACAGGAAACATTCGGCTACGCTTACGCGGCTGAACCTGGTGAAAGATCCAATCATCTGTATCGTGCTCTGGCACATGCTATCGATCTCGGAGCTGACGGCAAATACCTGAAGCAACTCGCTGAAGAAATTAACGGTGCCTGGATGGATCCACTGAGTGATGATAGGTTACACCGGACGCTATTAAAACCTGCACTTAGACGAATCGGAGAATAGCTGATGTGGATCTTTCATGGTAATCCGATCGAGTCTCACGATGATCTTCACCCGGACTGCACCGATTTTGTTTACGTTATTGAGTACGATAACGGTCGGCTGTACATTGGCAAGAAAGCTGTAAGAGCTATCCGCAGGAAACCTCCGCTAAAAGGTAAGAAGCGTAACCGTAGGATCATGACGAATCTACCGTTCCTTAACTACCAAGGCAGTCATGAGAAAGCCAAGGAACTGACCGCGGTCAATAAGGAAATCCTGTTCCAGTGCAGATCACGTAAAGCTGCTACATACCTCGAGATGGAACTCCTGGTCGAGAACGAAGCGATCTTCCTGGACAAGTTTATCAACGAGAACATCAGCGGTACATTCTTCAAAAACTCACTGGATGGACTGATACGTGATTGCATCTAATCAATTCGACAAGAAAGCAATTGGCAACTTTGTTGCCTGGGGCAAATAACATGCGCATCAGCTTCACTAGTTGGACAATGAAACCGTATGGCCATCTACAAGATCGCTTTATCAGTGGTCGTTGGACAATTACAAACGGGCATGTAAGCTTTGACGTTCATTTTACAATTGATGGTTCAATTGATAAAGAACCTGCGAGAATAGCAGCTGAACGTCGAGGTGAGCCAACGAATAGTGATCATTTCATTGTTACACCGAAAGAAGCTGATGCGTATGCCAAAGCAATACTAGAAACATTAAATGCACATCCTGTGTCATTTGCTAAACGCTACCGGGACAATATAAACAATGATTAACGTAGAATTCGAAACACGAATAACGACGTGGAGCATAATAGATAAACTTGCTGATCTCGTTGACGTTGATCATATGTCTTTCGACATTGAAACCAAGGGACTGTATGGCAAGGAACAGCGTAAAGAGGCTCTTAAGCTTCTCGACGCAGACCTGGATGCTTACACACATAAACTGGTAAGCGTAGTGGCTAACAATAGTGGACTAAGCTTTCCATCACTGGTGGAGACAACTCACTTTATTTTCGGTATATCGGAGAGCACAGCAGTAGTTCTCGTACCACCGAATACTAACACTGAAATGATGATATGGAACTGGCTCTGCAAATATCAGGGACTGTTGTTTATTCATAACACGTTATTTGACCTGAAGGTCATGTACCATCGTATCCGTTGTTTACCAAAACGGTACGATGACACAGCACTCATGCTAAAGACTCTGATCAATCACTCAGATGTCTGGAAAGCAAAGATTGGACTCAAGGACGCTATGGGAAGTTACTACTCACCAGCTTGGGCACTATTCGACGAATACGAACCTGAGAATCCAAGAGATTCAAAATTCTTGGAGTACGCAGCAACTGATCGAGCTGCAACTTTTAAACTCTGGGTAGACATCCAAATGCACGTCATGGGTGATACCTGGTCACACCCCGAAGAGCGAGACTTTAACTAATGTATTATTACTACGTAGCAATGAGTGGCGTCTATATGCAAGGTGTCTACTTCATATCAGATGATGTTGCACTTGCGAAGGCCGAAGCAGAGAAGCTGGCCAAAGCTGATGTGGATAACTACCACACCTGGGATGTTTACAACTACCACAGTGGTACAAAAGAATCTCACCTGTATTACCAGTTCAACAAGCAAGAAGGTTCCAGGTACCAACTTCCTGGTGAAGCCTTTACCGAGTGGGAAAAATTTAGATGAGCCTTTATGACGATATGTTCGAAATGGACAGGCACTTCAAAAAATTAAGAAGTATTGTAAGTGTCCACCATGAAGAGAACAAAAGATTAGCTGAAGCCTGGGAACGTATCAGTAACTCTCATGCTGATATGGAACGTACTGAAATGAAAACAGAACCTGTTATACGTGCTATTTCTACCATATTAGCAGCGTTCGAAGTAAACCGAGGATACGAAGAATGATACTTTTAAACCAATCAAATTTTGATTTGCACTTCGACATCAAGAACACTGTTGATCTGGCAAATACCATAGCTCAGTGGCAGGACCCAGCTCATCTGATGGGGCTCATGTACCGTGAGATCGAGTTGCTGAACGAGAAACTGGCACTGGCCAAAAAAGGGTTGTATGAACTAGGTAATCCTATGCATTTCTCCAATCCTGGGGATCCGGATGCCAGGATGAAGCATGCTAACCACGTAGTGAGTGAAGTAGAAGCCCCGTGAGACCTTACGAGTTACTGCCTATGCCGGCACCCAGGGATTTTGATCCCTCGGAAGAGGATCCACTATTCTTCTACGAAAACTTTGCCAAAGCATTCATCCCGGACATGATCCAGATGATGGATGTTGGCCTACATATAGATCCGGATGCTGTTGAGGAACTCCGTTCCACTATAGATACGGTCCTAAAGAGTGTCTCAGACCGCCTGGAAGCCAACCCACTGATCAAACAGTATCAGAACAGCAGATTGCCTGAAGCACAACGTGCACACGCTGAGAAGGCCACACAGGCCCTCAGAACGCTTAATCATTATAAACAGACGTATAAGCCTGGCGACATGGTACATCGCACCTGGGTAGTGAATGAGCATCTACGGCGTCTTATGCGGCATGATGACGAACAAGATAAGTGGACTGTTAAGGATTTGAAGCAGTACAACTTGTTTTTGAACGATCCGTTCATAAAATCAGTAATTGCAAAACGTGAACTGAGTGGAAACTCACACGTTAAGTTAGCCATGACATCTCTGGCCAAGTACAAATTGGAACTATGGAATAGACCACGTTTAGCCAAAGCTCAGGAGCCCGTAGAGCTCGACCCCTATAATCCTGGCAGCTCCAAACAGAATGGTGAGTTCTTCATAATGATGAAAGTTGAGCCAACTGCCTGGAGCAAGGATACCGGTGAGCCATCCTGGGGACGTAAGCAACTCGAGATAGTTCAGAAAGGTACTACCGATCCTGACATGCTCGACGTACTTGAAGCTATGATTGATTTCTCATACAGCGCTATCATTAAGAACAATTTCTTGAAGGCGTTCGACTCATTTACAATTGACGGAGTACTTCATGGCAACATTAAGCTCTTTGGTGCAAAAAGCTTTCGTCCTACTTCTAATAATCCTAACCTTCTCAATGCTCCTAGTTCTGGGAGTATTTATGCCAAGCCGTTAAAGAAATGTCTTATTGCTCCGCCTGGTCGAGTAATCTACACCGCGGATCTTAGTGCTCTCGAAGATAGAGTAATGGCAAATCTGTCTGGTGATACCAACAAGATGAACATCTTCCTGGAAGGTCTCGACGGTCATTCCCTAAACTCCTGTGTCTACTTCGCTGAAGAGATAGCAGAGTACATGGGACCTGCCCCGGAAAACAATGTTCCGTACATCAAAGAATTCTACCGCTTGGTGGAAGATGAGAAGCACAAGGAACTAGGGGTGATACGATTCAACTCGAAAGCACCAACATTCAAACTTGCCTATGGAGGCTATCCCGATGCCGATAAAGGAGGAGTCATCACTCAAGATATTTTTGATCGTTATCATAATGTACTTTATCCTGGCATTACTCGGTACCGTGAGCAGTATGTTCTGCCTAGCACTAAGAGTAACGGCTACATCCATCTCGGTCTCGGATGCAGAATGTACAGTAACAAACCTGATCAGGCTATTCGGACTCTGAACAACGCAACTGTGCAGTTCTGGAGTATCCTCACTATGATCGCCATCAACGAACTGAACCATCGCATCGTCATGGAAGGAATGTTCCCATACATGGATGTCATCTCAACGATCTATGACAGCATCTACCTGAGCTGTGACAAGGATCCTGAAGTCATCGCATGGCTGAACGAGAACATCATCGAGATCATGACAATGCAGTATCTCGAAGACGAACCTATTCGCAACGAAGCGAGTGGAGATATAGGCCTGAACTGGGCCGATCTCCACCGTGTCCCTAATCACGCAACACCTGCTGAAATAGCAGCTATTCTGGAGACGTTATGACTGATCGATTTTTAACTGAAGATGAGTGGGAAGTTGAATTTAAACCTGATGTGTTCATCGACGAGGAGCAAATATGAAAGTTAGTTACACTGTAAACTACTCCGGGGTTGTCGAAATTCCTAATGAGGAATGGGACCAACAAACCAAAGCAGATTACGAAGATGATCTTGTCCATTTTGCGTTTACGTTCACACAGGAAGAAATCGGTGCATGGAAAGGATTAACAATTGACAGCATAACGGAGAAACCATGAACGATATCTGTATACCAGTGGAACACATGCTCGAGCACGGATTCGTCCGTCACCTGGGCAACTACGGTACCGACTTAACTGTCGTTCGCCGAGCTCGACAATCCTATGACGCTGACTGGCGTACTGGTATCGAGGGCAAGAGTGACATGGGGCTTATCAAGTACCTCATGAACAACGGCCACAACACCCCATTCGAAGCACCCAATGCTGAATTCGAAGTGAAGTCACCTATCTTCGTATTCCGTCAGTGGCACCGTCACCGCACGCAGTCATACAACGAGGTATCCGGTAGATACGTTGAACTCCCCGAGGAGTTTTACATCCCTGCCGCTGATTACATCACGCTGCAGTCAACTGACAACAAGCAAATGCGGACGGATGAATCTCATCCCGATGCTGAGTGGTGGCGTGAAGCGAGTGCTGCAAATATGGCAGCGACTTTCGAGCTGTACCATGAAGCCATTCGCCGGGGCATTCCCCGTGAATTGGCTCGAGTGCCTCTGCCTCTCGGTACATTCTCCAGGATGAGCGCTTCAGCTAATCTATGGAACTGGATGCGTTTCATGAAGGAACGCCTCCATCCGCACGCCCAGTACGAAATTCGTGTGTATGCCCTTGCAATTCAGAAGGCTCTCACTGAACTGTACCCTATCAGTATGAAGTATTTCAACGACAGTTTAGACTATTAATGTGGAAATTGTGGGTGTTAGGAGCCATTCTTGGCGTCTACCTGATATCCACGGAGTTAACCTATGTCCCTATCGTGTGTCACTCGCTTACTCAACAAGATCAAAGCACTGATTGGTGGGAACAAGTCAAACGAGATCGATTTACCGACGACAAAGTCTTCGGAAAAGACCTGTGATTGGTGTGGTGAAGAAAATCCAGACGAGCACAAAGATCTAAAACTTGTTATATCTGAGCTGACCCATAACTGGGGCCTGGAACGTAACGTTATGGTGAAGCGGATATCCGAATTAAGAAAACAAAACGAGTACTTAACAACAGAACTTACAAAAGCAGATAGGAAATTATATGAACAACAGTAACGAAATGATATTCTTTAGTTACTTCGACATGATGGCTTCTAACATCCATGCCCATAACGTTAGCGTTGGCTGGTGGGATGATCCTGACGAGTGTTTATTCCAAAAGCTTCAGATGACATCTACTGAAGTCGCCGAAGCAACCGAAGGCGCCAGGAAGAACCTGATGGACACACACCTTGAACACCGTGTTATGGAAGAAGTGGAATACGCTGACACCATGATTCGTGCACTCGATCTGGGTGGACGTTTAAAACTTTCGTTTGATGAAGATGCTTCACCACATCGTTGGTGTCTACCTACCAACACCGTAGGAAAGCAACAACTAGGAATCAATGCTGCAATAATTGATTTTGCTATAGCTATCGAAGAGTATGAACTATTCCAGCCTCGTGAAATTTATTTCATGCAGCTGGAAAGGATGTACTCAATTCTTATCGTCAGCATTGTGAAAGTATGTAACAACCGTGGCTTCGCACTCTACAATGCAATGGATGAGAAGCTGGTCTATAACGCAAACCGTGCTGATCATAAACGTGAGAACCGGGAAAAAGAAAATGGGAAGAAATTCTAATGACTGAAATTACAACACAACTCGATTACGTATCTACTCCGATCCCGGACGATGGCGTATTCAAGATCAGCCCGAGTGCATTCTCAAAGTTCGTTGAACGTCCTCACTCCTGGTATCGCCAGGAAATCATGAAGGAAGACGTCTTCGAATACAACACTGCCAGTGTCCTTGGCACCATCGTCCACTACTGTGCGGAGAAGGTTGCCAAGAACGAAGAGGTAGATCTCGATGAAATTGAAAAGTACATCGCCAAGCACAAGCCGAACGAAGATTACGTTCCAGCAACTGTGCGTGCTCAGTTTCAAGCTATGGCTGAACGCCTGGTCAACGACTACGTACTCGATCGTGAGTTCCTGGAAGTTGAAACCCAGGTATGCTCTGTATTGAAAGATCTGTTCTACGTTGCCGGCACACTTGATGTGCTCGAGGGAACGAAGGACGATTGCCTATTGGGTGATTATAAAACCTACAGCTCGAAGACAAAGCCGAGATCTATCCCTCAGCACTACAAATATCAACTGCTGGTGTACGCCTGGATTCTCAAGAAGCTCGGCTACAACGTCACCAGGATTCGTCTGATCTACGTCAACCGTCACATCGAAGGTGAGATCAGTGAGAAGACTAACAAGCGGATGAAATCTTATCCGCCGGAAGTCACAGTGCTGACTGAAACTATCGAACAGTCTGACCTAGATTTTATCGAAGGTCTGCTGATGCTTTGTGTAGACTCGTGTCTTGCCAGCGATGAGCATCCCGAACTCAATCATGTCATCTGGCATGATCCAAGATTGGCTACATAATAGGAGGTAGTTGTCTGATGTCTTTTGAGTGCCCGAAGTGCAGGCGTATGGTGTCCTATTGGGATTTGCACCGAATACCTGGTTTTATTAACAAGATAAAGTACGTCTATTACCGCTGTACTGAATGTTTAGGTTGGGGTAAAAACCAGTGAAAGATTTATCCGATGTGAGTCTGGAGTGTTTGAAGGCTAACCATGAAGCTCAGCTGGTTATTTTGCCTAAGCTCCGGACTCGGATCACCCTCGACGGTGTGCTGGAAGCGATGAACCGTCCAATGACTGAAGTCGAAAAAGAACTTACTCGACGCGGTGGATTTAACCTAACAAATAGTATACTATATGTTACTAAGAATGTGTGAAGGCCGAATGGTTCCTTACGCGCACATGGACGATGCGCGTGAGTACCAATACCTGGACAAGGAAGGCAAGAATGATATTAAAGCCAGGCTCTGTTCACGCTGTGTTACACACGATCGAGCTCGAGGTTACGTGCTTGAACGAACTTTTACCGATGAGGAATTAGATGACTGAAATAGCTCTGCTGGGATTTGTATCAGCGCTCGGGGCCTTTATCATTATCTGGAAAATTAACCTGCGGTGGTTCTGCAGGTTTCACTGGCAGACAGACCTGATATTTGCAGGCTTGGTGTGCTGGTTGTTCTTCGGAACGTTCAGTGGCATGGCAACTGCTGCTGTAGCTGGAGTCGTATTTAGCGGCTTCTTATTTTGTGCAAAATTTATTGAGGAAGTAATATGAGTAATGTAAAGATGCTGATCAGCGGTTTAACTAATAGCGGCAAGACCAGTCTCCTGCAATCCCTGACAGATGTGTTGATAATCGCCAGAGACGGAAAGCAATATCCGTTTCCCCAGGCACATGTCAATGTCCCGGATTTCACCAACATAGATTTCCTGATCGATCTGATCGTCGAGAAAGTTGAAGCCTATGAAGCGAAGATGGGTCATGTACCCAAGACTATCGCTATCGATTCAATATCGAAGATCCTCCTGGACATCGAAGGCTACGTCCTCGACCAGGTGAAGTCGTATCCGTACGGCAAGGTCAACACTGAGATAAAGAAGTTCGTAGATTTCGTTGAACGTGATATGGCAGAGAGCTTTAACGTCGTACTCGTGTCGCATGCCCTGTATAACGAAGACACCAACGGCTACAACCTGGTTAACGCCGGCGGTAGCTACGGTAAGAAAGGCGGCATGCTTTCTGAAGTTGACGAAGCAGTCTTCCTGGAAGTCAAAGGAAAGAAGCGAATCATTCATTACCGCAATTCGAAAATGGCTTCACGAACTGTAGTATCAGAACTCCCGGACGATTGTCCTCTGGAAGAGTTCGACCTGCAGAAGCACATTGAACTACTCGGCGCCAAGAAGAACAAAGCCGCGGAGTGGTCTCTGTAAAAATTAAGTGTTCCTAGACTCCACCTAAGCCGTTTACCCTTGTTTGATATCCGCTAAATCTGCAGATAATAGCTCTCAACTAGGATCAGTAAGACTGGTGGTGTAGGCTTGGAACCACAATACACGGGCTCTCATTTAAGTTTGATCCCAATCCATGTTCGAGTCATGCTCGAACCTGTCTCCGACGGTAATGATCTGCCCAGGAGGCAGTCCCTGGTGCCAAGGCAATGTGCCGATAATCCGGTGTAACCTTGGTAACTGGGGAAACTTAAATTTATCGTGACAACTGGAGTTGTCGCGTTCCACAGGGTTGACACCCTACAATCTCTGAGAGGTATACTATGTCGTTTTTTAACTCAAGTAAGAAGAAAGAAGACGTCCAGCAAGGTGGTAGTAACCACATTACTGGTGCGGGATTTTTCCCAATCACTATTCTCGCTCCTGTCGTGAGTGTATCGAAGGGAGGCTCTGAATCAGTTGACCTATACGTCGAGCACCAGGGCCAGAAGCAGATTGTGTTCGGAAATCTCCGTGTTACAAACAATGACAAGACGCCGAATAAAATCGGTGCCAAGATCTTTAATCAGCTGCTCATCATTGCTGGTTTAGATACTGTCGCAGATCCGGTCGATGCTGAATTGCCAATAGGCAAGAAAGGCGCGAGTAAACCGTGTTCTGTCTTGGAAGACCTGGCTGATCTGGACGTAGTAATGCGTGTCCAGATGGAGTATAGCAAGTACAACGGCAACATCCAGGAGAAGAAGATAATCAAGTCTTTCTTCCGGGCCGATGACAATGCTACGGCTGAGGAAATCGTCAACGAGGAAACTCCTGGTGCCGGTTACGTCCGTGAAGGTAAGTACGAGAATAACGTTACTTACAAAGATGGTCTCGACGAAGCCACCATTACGGCGTGGATCTCTGCCAAGCGTCCGGATGGTACCGGCACTGAAAGCAGTGAATCTTCTCCCAAGGAAGCTCCGTCTTTCGGAACAAAACGTTTCGGAAAACCTGCTGACGACTAACGGTCTGTGGGGCGCTTACTCCTAGCCATAGGGTGTACCATTCTCGTTGTCGTAATGGCAACGGGCTCGGTAATAGCGTCCTTCTACTTTGCTTATTTATTGTTGATTGTTATTTTCATGGGTGTAGTAGGCACAATTGCCTGGAAGTTTTTCACTCGTGCACCACCAGCAATAGATTGGTACAAGTACGAAGATTCTGATTAGCCAACTGATGATGCTTTGACCGGGGAGCAATTAGCCCCGGTCACTGTTTAAAAGGTATGCGTCGGAACTACACTGCCCAAACCAGCAGCCTCAAACGGTGAGTGGATTAATCCACCAAACGTCTCAGACTTATTGATCAAGTTAGCTTCGAATATTGTATTCACGTCAGTACCTAAAGCTTCCTGTATTGTTAGCTCAGTAGCTAAACTTATAGGTCTATCACGAGCCATGCGGTAGATAATCTTCTGAATACGTAACCAGAACGATGGGAACATTATGATTCCAGCGTCACTGAGTTGCTTAATTGCCAATGGCATATTTTCCTTGTAGTCGGGGAACGAGTCCAGAACGCTGATTCTAGCCTCCTCAGAGCTCATACCCTTCTCTTGAGTTAAATACCGCCATAGTGTCTCCTTAGCGAGAACGTCCGTTAAATCGGTCATTGCGGAGCCCACACGAACTGCTTCGCTGCTCGGGGATGTAGTGAACTGCGCAACGTAGTTTACAATGTCCTCTTCACTTTTGATCTCTCGGAGCCTGTCCGACACCTGGTCGAGTTCCTGCTGAATTAACTTAGTGGATTTTGCCTGACCGGCAATACCTCCCAAATAAGCGAAGAAGTCCTCAGCTTGGTAGCCAACTTTCTGCAACTGAATAACGAAATGGGATACGATGTTTTTGTTACCCGCTTTCTCAGTCAACAGATACTCCAAGGCTGTGTGCATATCAGCTTGAAATCCCGACAGTGTGTCGGCACTCCGTGAGACCAAATCTGATCCTAATGAGTTAACAAATCCCTTATCGCCAATATCACCGATCGAGTTGGCCTTTAAACGTTTTTGGAGATTATTCAAATGCTTCTTAACCTTAGCACTCTCCGGTCTGGATACAAGCTGGAGTTTGGCCTGAAAGATTTGCCTTTGAAGTTCAGAATACTCCGCAAAGTCAGTACTGATTTCCTTGTAATTGCGACTGATGAATACAGGATCCAAACCAAGTACCCCAAGATAAGCCAGATTGGAAAGGTTATCATTTGCGATCTTGATTGGATTCAAGACAACCATGCCGATCTTAGCACCAGATATAAGATCTTTGAGGATACGAACAGCCCATTTAAGTTTGGGGTTTTCGAAGAGGCTCTTCGTACTACCGCCCAGGAGCCAATGGGAGATGTCCTTCCTTACCAGGTCAACATTCTCATTGAAGTTCTTCACATTAGACGCCCTGTTTCCGACGGGCATGTACTTGGCTCGAATGGGAACGGGAAGTTTGGAGTACTCTGTTCCCTCCTCGAGCTTGATGAACCAGGGGTTGTCGACGTTATCAGATTCGATGATGGTCTGGAGTTTGTCGATGCTTTTTCCATTCCCTATAGTCAGGTGGGTATCTTCTTTAAGGAGCTCATCACGGATGATCTGAGACTCCTTGATACTGACGCTGTGCGCCGTAGAGCGAACGAGTCCTTGCCCAAATTCCTCTATAAGCCCTAGTTCTTGCTTCTGCTCTTTAGAGAGCAACAGCTTGTGACCATTTTTGGTTTCCACCACACCAGGAAATTTCTTCATGGTCTGTGACACGTCGATGTCAGTAGAGCTCAACTTCGTGTCAGTGTAAGCGCCAGCAATATCGGTAGAGTCGATAACCGGCTTGTACACCACACCCAACTCAGTCTTGGTTGGAGATTTAAGTATCTTCCAGCCAGTCTCCTCGCCAAACTCAAACATGCGAAAGTCTTTCGCTTCAACTGCCTTGATCTGAAAAGGCTCCTTCCAGTAATCCATAACCAAACTGTCACGAACATTAGAAGTTCCCTTGTTGTCGAGAGTAGACAACGCATTAGCAACGCTGTTGTCCTTGATCACCTGCATCAACTCCTTATGACCTAGTAGCTTCTCAAACTTCTCAGAGCCAAAGCGCTTGATTGACTCCAGCGCCAGGAGCTTACGCATGTCCAAAGCGAAATCGCTATCTTTGGCTCCCTGCATAGCTGTACTTGCATCCAGGTTGTAAAGCGTACCTGTAAGGTTACCGTCAATATTCCAATCCACTAGTTGATCAACGTCGCGCACTCCGCGTGCGCTCAGCTTCCATAGTCTCTTTCGCAGAAGCTCCGCTTCCGCTTCAATCTTTTCAGCAGTGTCGAGCTCTCCCTTTGGGTCCAAAACAAAATAGTCATGCAAAGGCATTTGTGAAGTTATGATATCAAGGTCAGCGAGTTCTTGCGGCTTTAGGTCTTTGCTCAGCACACGAATTTGTGCCATCTGATCATTAATGATTTCAGTGCGCTGGGCATTGATTTCAGCAAACTTCGACAGGACGTTAGCTTTCTTCACCTTGTCAACGCCTTCACCGGTGACGGTATGCAGGAACTGCTGCAGAGCAGGAGAGCTGTCATATATGCCAACGGCCTTGTTAGCTGCGTCAACGTACAGCGGAAAGCGTTCGCTCAGTATTCTGTGCAAGTTTCCAAGCATCTGCTGTCCCTTACGCTCAAGCCTGCTGTTAAGCATGCTAGATACAGCATAGTTCAGATAGTCGAAGGAAGCCTTTTTGGTGTACTCTGCAGGCGTCTTTGGAGCAACGCCAAGCTCTACGCCTTGAGTATAACGCTGAGCTTCCTGGTACTGCTGTTCCCGGAACTCGAGTCCCTGGTCCAAAGTACGAGCCAAAGCTCCATGCACCTTTTCGATATCCAGTTCACTTTCCATGTCTTTTTCAGTCAGCGCATCAAACCAGGTGCTTACCCTCTGCATAAAGGCCTTTATACGCCCTTTTAAGCTCTTAGGGTCGACACCCTGCTTACGGCCTAGCGCAGCGTAGATCTCTTCAGAAACGGCTGTTTCTGCCCCCATAACGGCCACAAATTCAGCAACCATCTCACCAGGCGTTCCTCTGGTAAGTATGTAGCTGGCTCTTGCCTTTGCGTCATCGCTAACGTCCGTTGTTAGGATGTTCGCCAAACCTTGTGCTGCCTTGTGCAGATAACGGATATCACGCAGTGGTCCAGCTTCGTTCTGCTCAGTCAAATGCTTGGCCAGGTACGCAGCTGTATTCACATGCACTATCTCATGCTCGAGGATCTCTTTCTGCTTCTTGAAGTCAGCCGGGTCATTCAGGTCCAGAGGCTTGCCGTCAAGTCCTTCAAAGGCGATATCGGTGCCTGTGAGGTTTACAACATCCTCACCTGCCATGTATGAGTCCGTGAATGCGTCCAGGAACAGCCCTGAGCGCTTATCTCCCATAAAGTGTGCGATGATGTCGCTTGCTTCAGAAAGCTTCTTAATGGCCTCTGAGAAGCTCTCACGGGTAAGGAATAGTCCACCAGGACGTTTCTTACTCTGTATTTTGCGGATCACTGCCGGATCTCCTCCGCCAGGTCCAGCTTTCAAGTTACCGGTCGCTGGGTCCTTACGTTTCGGCTTCGCCTCAACGACGTTCCCGGATGCCCTCTGGGGCACCCCAGCTCCCTGTTGGTTCTTGGTCAGGCTCTCATCTGATTCCAATCCAGATTCTGCACGGGCCTCCTCCGAACCCGGCGATGCCGGATTCTCAGTCGGCTGCAGCCGTGCAGAACTTGGATTCTCCCTTGTTACCGCAGGTTCTGTTTTACTCGAAATTAAAACTTTTTCTCCTTCCACGGCCGCTTCGCTGGCCGTTCCCTGAGAAGAAGTTTTATTTTCTCCTAAAAAAGATCCTGCTCTTTCAACCTTTACGCCCTTGGACTCGATTAGTTTAATGGCTTCATCTTGCTCGCTCAGCACTAAGCCTTTGAGATTTTCTAGTATCTTCTCCTCAGAAATAGTGGTGTTCTCTAAACGGTCAATTAGATATTTTCTGTCACCCTGGTCAAGCGACTTGCCTGCCTTTGTGATACAGCCTTTTAGTGCCATTGTGTTACCTCAATGAATTCTTTTAAAATCATAATTAGTTCTTCGTCTTCCTGCATGGCTTGAGCCAATAGCAGTGGTTGTACCTTATCTACGGATGGACGTGGTGATGGTGCAAAGCCAGGGCCTGATCCTTGAGTTCCTCCGCCACCTGGTCGTGGAACTACTACTTGGCCTGGCTGACAGAACAGTCCTGCCCACACCTGGCCATTGGATACGCTCAGAGGAGCTGTGTCACAGAAGAGTCCGCCGGTTACCTGAGCGTTCGAGGGTAACATTAGCCAGTCCTGGTCTGAGTGGTTGTACGGTTTGGAGTTGTTCCAATAGTACTGGCGCCGATAGTCTTTCCAGCTACACGGATAGTTCCGTCTTCATCTGTTTCAACAGGGTTGTCAGGATCCATCTTATTTGCTTGCCAGGATTCCTGGGTATAGTTTTCGTTTGTAACAGTAGCGCCTGCAGTTGCATCAACAAACTTACCAGTTGTTCTAGCTACCATTGCACCAGCTGTATTGGAAGCATCGAACGTTAAGCTACCGCGGTTAACTTCTACGCTAACCTCGTCATTGACATGGGTACAGCCTTTGATAGTCATGCCTCCATTGTTGTCACGTACGCTGAGCAATACTCTTGCTCCACCAGAGCTCATGGTGATTGTTGGTCGTCCAAGACCAGGTACGCCAGAACCACAACCTGTCATGAAAACGTCTCCGCCTGGAACACAGAATAAGTCTCCGGTCAGAGCACACTTTTCAAAGTAACCATTCAAGTACATGTTTAATAGTAGTACGCACTCTTGTACAATGATCTGAGCTACATAGTTTCCTTCCAGTTTTACCTGGGTAAACTTGCAGCCTGTCAGGTTAAAACCCGCCAGGTCTATTGTTGGTACCCCAATTCCACGAATAGTGAAGTTTTTGAGGTTTCTATCAAGAGTAAGGTCATCTAGTACGACTAGAGAGGTTATTCCGTTTGCTTCACCGTCATCAATCGCATCTGTCAGATTGTTATAAGGACTTTGTTGGTAGCCGTTACCGTTAGAAACAAGGGAGGTATCAAGCCATATCTCACGAACAACGCCACCATGAACATCAGATAGTTGTATAGTTTGAGTTCCAGTTAATCCTCCAGTATTTACCTCACGAACTTCTACCGGTGAATAGGTTGGATCGATATCTACATTGGACACAGTCGACGTACGATCGAATACATTACGATCGGCCAAGCCATCCGGAATATTCAATATTTCGTTTAGGATATCGAGTTGTTGATCAACGTCATGAGGAATGATACGTACTCCAGCACGTAACAGGGTTTGGCCAGGGGTGAAGTTGCCTCCACCTTTGGACTGGTTACCCTGAAAACTTACCATGGGATCGTACTGTCTGTTGGCTTCGACCGTCCGCCTTAATGTTCGATATTCTTGCTGCATTAAAGCGGGGTCGAAACCCTGCGTCACCGTATCAACGTGAAGGGTGATCCGCAAAGTCGAATAGTCGACTGATGCGATTTGTGTCATGTCACTCTCTAGACGTTAGATTCCACACCTGGTGCACAGGTAGCCGAAACGGTTGTTATCCGCTCGATGGTAAAGATAGTTTTGGCCTGAGCCGCTCCACCGTCACCTTCGCATAAGAACACAACGTCCTTATCAATGGCGCCACCACCTTGGATTGTGTCACCGTCATAGTCGAATGTATCGATGATAAGGACACCGGTAGCATCAACTGCTACGTTACCTTTGATTGCAACAGCACTTGCGTTCTCAACTGTCAAAGCAGTGGCAGTGTTGAAGTCGTCACCAGCTTGAGCTCCTGCACCTACCAGGAAGAAAGCATGGTACCAGGCCAAAGAGTCAGCTACGGCTGTGGCACCAACGGTGATTGACAGAGAAACTACGAACGGACGGGTCTTGGTTCCACCAGCGTCATCAGTGAATACAACTAACTGCTCGTCTGCTGTTGGAATTTGCTCCAGAAAGAGACCTTCTCCAGCAAACGGTGCATCAGTAAGTATCAGACCTCCAGGAGTATACCCGTACCATGTACCTACTCGTTTACCCTTGGTATCTGATACTGCGCCACTATCAATGTCATCATCAGTTTGAGATAACGCATCAAGAAAGGCTACACATTCATTCAAGTCACCGGGAACTGTGTTATTTAGAACCCAGGTGAAGTCACCGTCAGCCTCATTGAACCCCGTTTCTGTTTGAGCAACAGCTAGCTTTTCTAGAGTCATGCCAGTCCACGGAGAAACCTGAGCTCCGCCGTATACGTCGACAAGCGGGTAAGTTGCAGGGATAGTTGTCAAATGCGGGGTCTCATTGAGTGCGTAACCTGTCGAATAGGGTCCTAACTCAGCGATACCTAAGTCCGTGGTAGATTCCTTACGGTCATAGTTTTGACCATAAGTACGGAGGGATACAACCTGGTAAGCACGAGTATCGAAGTTACCAGCGCCAGCGTCCGAAGGCGTATTAGCTGTGCTACCAAATACTTGGACAGCTTCGTCGATCTGGCCAGCTTTGGCGTAATCAACAGGTGGTAATGTGTTAAGGTCAGGAGCAGCACTGGAACTCAGCATATTGTACGGTTGAGATCCGGACTCTACGTTCGACAGTCCTTTATTACCGAAGTAAATCCTGTCGGTACCACCATCTGCAGCAAACTCATTCCATCCTGAACCACGAATTATCTCACGGTCACCGTCAGTGGCAGGTTTACGGGAAAGGATGAAGTCGTATGCGCCAGCAAACTTAAACGAACCTTTCAGGAATCGATCGTACTGTCTGAGCACTTCGTCTGATACACGTTCCTGGTTCTCGAAAGCGTATGCCGCTTCAAGTTTTATTCCAAGCTGTGCGGTCAAAGGATTGGCTTCAGCTACGGAGGTAACCTGCTCGTTACCGCCACCAGCTTCAGTGGACCAGCCAGTGGTGTCACCGACAGTCAGTACGGCACCGGAGACTGACAATATTGTGTTGGCGCCGTTGATGTCTGTGTCGACGTAGCCAGCGATGTTAATGGCTGCACCAACTTTCCAGATTCCGTAGTCAGCTTCCCACTCGTTACCGCCTACGATGGTGAGTGTTCCAGCGACGTTAGCATCGATTGTGATAGTACCAGTATCTGCGCCAACACCAGCAACAGAGTGCAAGTCGATGGTAGCGATATCAGTAGCGGTGAGGAATTCGATCGTGTCATTAGCGACATCGAACATGAGGTTACCGTTAGGCGTACCCGCACGGTTTACAGAAGACTGAACAAGCAAATCTGCGTAGTTGCTCAGGTCAATTAGAACAGGTGTTGCCATATCAAATACTCCTAAGTATTGGTTTCTGGTGTTAAGTTAAAGGTCAAGTCCTTATTACTGTTCAGCAGCGTATCATAATGTAGGAATTCTTCATACCCATTTGTAAGTATTTGAACTGCTATATCTTGATCTGCAGAGTAAACATAAATATACGTCTGGTTATCAGCGCTGGAAACTTCTTCTCCGTCGAGCTCAACAGTACCGATAGTACCATCCCCCGGTGTTCCAGAGGCTTCATAAATACGCCACTCGTAGCCAGTAATAGATGGATTTAGCGTAAACTTAAAGTTTCTGGTGACTGGGGGAATCCACTGAGTTCCAGCATCATCGGTGTAGTAATCCTGTGTTCCTGCACCACCATCTACGATAATGATACCTTTTGAGTTGCTCCGCTCAGTGAAAAAGCTTGAACCGGTGTGGTAAAGCGCCTGGCCTTGAGCACTTCTGCACCACTCCCAAATGATCTCACCTGCAGCTGTAAGGGTAGTTTCAGTAGTGATAGCTGCCATCCAGTCATATACTGCCTGCAGCCCAAGGTTCTGGCCATCAACCCATATAGCAAAAGGTTGCTTTGAGGTGTTGGTGTAGGTGCCACTGAATGAACCTGCAGTTCCGCCTGTTCTGGTGAAAGTATCAGTAGCCCCAATAGCAGTTGCATTCCGATCACTCATATGGAATTCACCTGCAACAGAGTCGCCACTCATATCAAAAGTTATTGTTCCTACTGCACCAGATGGGCTGAATGTAACGATCATTCCAGCTGCTAGAGTTCCTGAGCCGGCTGTAAAAGCAATAAGCTCAGAAGGATTTGTGTCCTCGTTCCAGGTTATGGTCGACCCGTCACTTTTTGCAGTGGCTTGAGTAGTTTCTACAATATTGTTATCCGGGCTCAGTACAACTGTTCCCAGGAACTTTTCATCAGATGCTTGTGCAGCAACGAAAGGCTCGTACAACCATTTACCGACCTGCAGAGCATGACCGCCATACGTAGTGGTTACGCTGTTAGTAGCATGCTTACGATAAATAAACGAATCTGCAGCTAAACCATCTACATCAGTAGAGAGTTCCAGTACCAGGTCAGCTAACTGAGTATCTTCGTAAATGTTGACTACAGCGTTTTCTAATTTAGTGCCATCAGCTTCTTGAACTGTTGCTGTTACTGATCGACGATCGTTTACTTCGTTGGACGTAGAACCTACCCAGACAAAATCAGTGTAATCGGTAACTGGCCAAATGGGATCAATCATCTCCCATGTCTTGTTGTTACGAACGTTAATGAAATCTGTAACCTGCACAAACTGTACATTGCTGAGGGTTAATGTTTCCGTGACAGTATCTGCACGACAATCAAGTGTGTCTAAATTGGATAGCACGAAACCATCACAAACAGTACCAACGTCAACTCTGACTATTTCTGCAGTTCCACCAGCTCTACCAGCAGCTGCACAATCTCCAATGTCGCTGTCGTAAAGGATAAGTTCTTGAGTCATGCTTAGCCACTTACAGCGTCTGAAGTAGCCTTCACCACCATCCTGTACATCAAATGTTTGAGCTACCAATTGCCCCCATATTAGAGTGTCCCACATGTGGAGATGTCCCCCACTTAAAACTTCGACTGAAGCTTCACCTGCAGCATTGTTATACGCGGTAATCTGTATGCCTGATATGTCGGCTCCGGAATCTGGATACCCTGCGTAGAAAAATCCACCTGATTGAATTTGAAATGCGTAAGTAGATCCCTGGTCATCAAGTTCCATACCTTGACCACCAATACCTTGTAACACACCAGTGCTTAATACTTCGAGCGTATTAGATAATTCCCACAGGCCAGACTTTGAGTTCAAGTTAATACCGTTACCAACACCACCATCCTCAATATCACCAAATTCGTATGGTACGTATACTGTGTCAGTAGTGATAACAGGGTTGACATCCCAATCCTCAGATACTGTAAGGATACGGGTTGTTCCAGTACCTGCAGCGTCACCAATACACAGACGGATTTGTTCGCTACCGGTGTTCTGGTCAATGATTAGTAGCCGGCCAAGGTAAGTATCACCGATACCGTTGCTGCCATCACCAATCTGACCACCACCAATATTACCCAGGGTGTCAGAAACTATGACTGTATTGTTGCCCGTCTGCTGAGACTGATTAGGCAGAGCTTCGGTCATAGCCGGACTCGTAATTCGGGTCCCGTTTGGTGCTGAGTATGTTATTCCCATGCCTTTAGACTTCTTCGGCTTCTTGGGCTTGTCGTTTGCCACAAATCATAGAAAAACTCAAGTGACGGATTGCACCGACTTGCAACTCAGCTAAATATATAATTTTCATTATGCTGTTACCAGTTTGACCTCTAAAATGTCTCCATCTTCAACTGCTATATTGATAGAATGACGTTCATGTAAAGTAGCGTGTAAAACACCATTAATTCGAATTTCCGCATTTTCTTCAAGGTCGTCATCGGTACGCATGATTTTTAATTCAAGACTATCAGGCATTCTTACTACTCCCGTGCTCCAATCAGCGACTCGAGCTTATTTGCTAAGTGCGTATTGTGAGCATCCAGTTTGATGATTAGATCTTTTTGTTCCATCATTTTTTGACGACCAGCAGCCATCATGGCCTGGCCACCGAATTCCTTTCCGGCTTCAAAGGAAGCTTTCTCGAGATCACGTACAGTGTGAACAACAGCCATAACTCCGTGCTCACCCATTGAGTAAGGGAATCGAGAAAGTTCTTCCTGGTCTGCGTTACGAATAATCCAGAAGTCTTTATCGGCTTCATTGCTGTTATTCCAGTTCGCTGTACAACCTATCCAAGTTTTTAACACTTAATTTAATCTCCGTTGTTTTGGGTTTAGTTCGATACCGGTCTTAAACAGACCATTTGTGTCACGTTCAAAGTCTATTACGTAACTAGGCGCAGCAGTCATCTTCAAATCGATCTTAGCTTCCAAGCTTCTGATTGCGTCTACCAGGGGTTTCATATCAGGACCCTCTTCGCCGGCCATGAGTATGACCTTGCTGAGCTGGCTGAGTTGTTTAGTGATAGCTTCCTGAGACTTCAGGTTGGCAACTTTCATTGCTTCGAGCTTGTCGACTAGCTGACCCAGGCCTTTAACGTTTACAGTGCTCGAGGTATCAGTTACCTTCGCACTGGAAAGTCTTTTGGCTCTTTCTAGTTTGCTAGACATACTTTAAGCTGCTCTACCATGGCAAGTCGTGATTGTATTTCATTCCAGTGCTCTTGCGCTTTAACTTCGACTGACTCGTTACCTTCGGCCAACGTGATGAAGGTATTACCAAAGTCTTGCTCGGCTAGTGGAGCTCCTGGGTTTGAATCAGTGGACTTTACAGCAACTTCAGGAGCCGTGTCAACCTCTGCCGCAGGCTCGGTCTGCTGGTTTGCGAATTCTTCGAAGGCCTTACCATCGCCTATCAGGGCGTCAGTCTCTTCATTGAATAGCTCGCTGATGATCTTCTGCTTCCTGGCTACATCTTTATCGATGCGGGCTTTAAGAGCTTTAAACTCCGCAGAAGCTGCGATTTCAGGTGACTGGGCAGCTATTGACTCCATTATTTGCTGATGAACATCGTATTCGCCGGCCAGCTTCTTTGCGTTCTTCACATACTGAGCTTCCACAGCTCTTACAGTTTGCACTGAACCGCGGACATCATCGTGTATGGTGACAAGCCCTTCCTTCGTACCTACGTCTGCTATGGAGTGATACAGCAGTGCTGCGTCCTGTCCATGGGTAGTGGATACGTCCATGACAGTTTTCCGCAGCTTCTCCCTCCGGGTCAGCACAGTGTCAGGCTTGCCTTTGAATTCGTTCAGCACTTCTACCTGTTTGGTGAGAGGCATACCGTAACGATTTAGATCGCCTGGAGTGGATGCTTTCTTACCGCTCATCACAGCCCCAGCTGGCAATACCTTAAATGGTATGTCTGCAGGCAGCTGTTTAACGAAGGCGTAAACCTCTTCGGACCTGGCGCCATATTCGGTCAAGAACTCATCTTTTATGTTCTCCTCCATGATATCGAATATTGTGCCTGGCAGCTCTGTGTCTACCAAACGTTTTACGATGTCGGTGTAGAGTTCAGGAATGTTCCGTAACTCCTTGCCTTCTAACGAGTTATACTTCTTATCGTTGAATAGTTTTGTTAGATACTCACGAGTTTTTGGATCATCCAAGTTGTCGATTATACGATCGGCTAAGCCTCGTGATAGCGTCTGCACAGCACCCTCCCGGCCTTGGCCGTAGACGAATGTCATCGTAGGATCCTTTGAGAACTCACGAACGTCTTTATTCCTGGTCTCTTCAGACTTTATGAATAGCATGTCCAGAGTATCCTGGAGAATACCTTTAGTGTCCTCTGCTCCAATGTCAGATCCGAGTCCTTCTTCATCTTTTAAGTGAGCTTCAATAGCCTCTGTCATCAACCCGTACAGATCGTCAAGATCCTTCGGTACCAACTGATCAGGCTGTAGCATACCAATACGTTGCAGGAACTCGGTTACCCGCTCATTAGTTCCCAGTGCCTGCATAAATGTCAGTGTACCACCGGATGCAGTAGCGTCTACTGACACTGTGAATTCAGTAGTCACCTTGCCACCTTTCGCATTACGGACATCTTTCACGGCTTGCAGTGAAGTCAGCAGGCTGACGTAGTCGACACCATTGAATTCTTTTATCTTAGACAACCTTCCCAACGCTGTAAGCTTACGCTTCAGTGTAGGCGCTGCCAGGTACGCTTCGTAAAGTTTAAGAGCCGGATCCAACCTGGTACCGCCCACAATGTCACCGTAGCTATGCTGTCCGCCAAGCCCTTGGTGTATTCCATAGATCAAATAATCGTAGTCACCGGTTCCCGTATCTATGGTGTACTCGCCTGGGGTAAGCATGTACCGACTCTGCTTGGAGCCGTGTGCATTGAGTACGCTGTTCAGGTTGTACAGTCTGGCGTTACGGCCGATCTTCATCGGTATGTGCAGATCCGCACCCTCGAGCAGGTCGTAGTACTCTACATAGTCATCCAGGGGGGTGGTCTTTGATAGGTTTTGCCCGCCAATAGATTGTTTTTTATCGATCGAAAAGTCATCTGACCTCTTCAGACCGAACAGGGATCTGACCATGTTCTTCCTGGTACCGAATATCTCGTTCACTCTCTTACTGGCGGACTTACCTGTGCTCTTTACTTCTTCGTTAAATACCTGGAGTAATCCTCCAAGTGCTTTATTCACACGCAGTGGATTCTCATACAAGCTTTTTCGAGCTTCGGCTGTCTTTGGGTCTGGCTCATTGACTCCATCGTCCCATTGAGCGAGTTGTTCGTCGGTAGCCGTCGGCTTGGTATCAGGCAGGATAACAGTGCTTGGCTGCAGTAGTAGATTGGCTACTCGGAGTTTCTCGGTGATTACACCCAGATCTGTATCGGCCAAATCTGCATCTGATCGTTTTAAGAAGTACGCAGATTCTTCTGTGTTTGGTTTTATTCCCAGTTTCTGTTCATCCAGGGATACAGACAGTACATCTGACCGGGTCAATTCGTTCTCCGGGAAGTCCTTTTTCAGATCTGATTTACTCTCGTAATCCATGATAGTGGGTACATTGTCTTTCAGGACAACATAACCTGCATTTTCCAATTGTTGTAAGGCTTCTTTACCAAGGTCGTAGTACATTGCCTCGATTCTTGCCGCGGTATCTTCGTTGCTTGCACGCTTGAACCGGTACCCTTTCTGGAACGCAATCTTACGGCCGATGCTGGCAGCTACCCTTGAGAGAGGTAGAGCCGGCGTAATTCCTGTGTCACTAACGGATGTTATCTCCAGGCCTAGATTCCTGGCCTTGTCAGCTTCACCTTTCACGGATTCCATCATCTCGTGCATTGCGATCGACATTTCTTTGTTGAACTTATGATCCAGTACTTCCTTTTGAAACGCAGCACCTTTTGCGGACGATTGACGGATCCTTTTCAAGGATGCGTCAATTTTACTGTTGATGCGTAAAGATTGATCAGGATCGGGCAGGTCTGCCATTGACAGCTTGCCGGTGACATTCTTTACTTGCTCAGACGTTGTCTCCCACACGTTATAACGTAGGGGTTTGTCCTTCGTCTCATCGATAGCCACTTTCTGGTTGATAGAGAGGATGAACTGGGTGAACTCATTGAAGTCTAGGCATGCCATTAGACTTTACACTCCGGCGGATTCATTTTGTTGTAAGCGTCCTTTATCTTGTCAGTGGTGTCAAGCAGTAGGTTAGCGAACACATCTACCGCCTCATCAACTACCACGCTGGTGGGGTACTGCTCCGCAAGCGCATCATATACGTCCATGTTCTTTTGGATACCTGGGAACTGTTCGGTGAAGAGCTCGAAGTCTGCTCGGGTTGTTATTCCTGATTCTCTCATCAATTTGGTGAAGGCAGGCAGACGTTCCAGCAGTATCTTCGTCAGCTTGGGATCTCCAGAGGCTAACTCAAGGTCCTTTAGCTCTTTAACCAGCTCAGGTGTGTAGACGGCTGCAGCTTTTTCTTCGGCTTTCTTTTTCCCAGATTCTTCGAGTTTGGATGTGACGTCACCCACTCTTTTTCCTACACTCTCCGCGGCAGCTTTAACAACTGGGGTTACATTCTCTGCAACAGCATCAGTTACTTTCTTACCGACGGATCTGGATGCCAGAGCGGCTTCCTTCTCCAGGCGTGCACGAGATCTATCGAGCTTTCGCTTCACGATAACCATGTTGTCACGACTCATGGCGCCTTTAATCTGCTGCTTGAATTCTTCTGATTTCTCAATCAGTGCAACTACCTTCTCAGTTTTAGACAGGCTCTCCAGATCTTCGAAGGTAGCAGCGGCTGTCTTGTTCAGCAGGCTGCTTATGGATGCTACTGAGTCACTGGCCAGTTTGGGCAGTTTTGAAGCTGCTTCTATACCTTTATCCAGAGTTTGTTTGTTGACAATTGACTTGACAACTACACCGGTACGCTCCAATGCTCTATTCTTTGAAGCGATGACTAGATCCAGGCTTTTAGCCAGCGTCGGGTTGATCTCACTTGTCACAGCAGTGACACGTTGCAGGTCATCCAGGCTGAGGGTTTTGGCAGCTTCCAGAATTTGTTTGGTCTCTTCCTTGCCGGCATTAGCCGCTAACTCAATCATACCGAGAGCAGTACTCGAGCGGAGTTCTTTAGTTGCCTTTACAGCTTTATCGCTGAGATCCTTAACACCTTCAATGACAGCTTTGGCACCAGGCGAAACAGCCCGGACTGCTGCAACTGCTGCGTTAGAAGCTGCAGATCCAACATTTTCTGCGGACTTCTTGGCTACAGCAGCTACTGTACTGCCTGCGAGCTCTGTCTTCAGCAGACCAATGTCTCCACGGTAGGTGCGAATGACGTCAGCTTTCAGCTTCTCGAGGGTCTTTCTGTTGCCAAGCTGCTCATCTGTCAAGGTACCTTGTCGATCGGCCACTACCTTCGCAATATCTGGGTTTTCTCGCAACTCGTCTATCGTAGTTGCAGCTTTTACGGTATCTACGGCTGACTGGAACTCAGATACCTTGGCGTCAACGATCTCTTTACGGCTGTTGAACTCGCTGCGTATTACGTCTCGCTCTTCAGAGGAGAGTACTTTGTACGCTGCATTGTTAGCAACTGCGCTGACGACTTTACCGGCGCCTTTGACTGCGGCAACTGTTCCTTTTGCTGCAACTTTTGCGGTTCCTTTAGCTGTATCGAGTGTTGCTCCAGCTGCCACTGCAGGAACAGAGATAGCAGCACGAGCAGTACCACCAGCACCACCACCAAGGAAGGATCCGGCGAGGGCTTGTAATTGATTGTCTTCATTTCCGATTAGCTCCTGTATAGATTTCCAGAACGTTTCACGCTCTTTGGGTCCTAACTGGACGTTTATGGCTTCAGCCCAGGTCTGGAAGTATTCCTGACCGGCTTCAGCTCCACCTGCTAATGTCACTTTCTTTGTGCCGTCAACTACTCGGCTCATGATCTGTTTAAAGTTGGATCCACCCTTTATGTTTTTCGTCAGGGTACCTATCTCTGTCTTAATCTGTTTCTTGAAGTCAGGTATGAATAGGTTTTTGATGATGCTTGGAGTAGGCAGCATGGTAGCCAGGTTAATGGCATATGATGTTGCGAGCTCACCACGATCCATATCACGTCCGTGGAGTTCACGGAAGTCATTGTTCTGACGCTGAGTGATGTCCGCGGTAGCTAAACTCACCTGTCCGGCAGCTTTAGGTATGCCTTTGAGTGCGTCGACAGCAATATTCTTACTGGAAGCTGCAGCGTTCTTCGCCAGGTTGTCTCGAGCTACATCGACCCGGTCGAATATACGGCTGATACCTTCCTTACCTTTCTTGACTCTGCGTCCTGCTACTGCCCGGCCACCAAGGCCAGTCGCCAAGGCGCCTACAGCGAGTTCGGGAATGACATTGGCTGAGTCAGCTAACGTTGCAGGTCCTGCAAGGACAGCTTGTCCAGCTGCATCGAAGTAGTTACCTTTTGCCAGAGACTGTATAACTTTTTCTTGAGGATCTCCTACAATCCGCTTACGGGCTTCTGGTGTCACACCCGACGCAATGTCCGCTGCTTTAGAAATTTCTTCGTTAGCACGGCTTCCACCGCTGAAGAAGTCATATAACTGTTCCCAGCCTTGGCGGACTGAAGACTCGGCGATATCAGCCAGACCAACACCATCTGCTTGAAGGGCTTCATCGGCCATTGCTTGAGCAGGATCCAGAGCTCTCTTCTTTTCAACAGATGCTGCAGCTACAGTTGCATGCTTCTGTGAAGCAAGGGAGGGTAAGGCCAGAGACTCGGCTAAGCCGAAGTATGGGTCAGTGAGTTGCCTTTGGAGCTTTTCGTCTGCTGATAAGGGCATACCGTTAGTTCCGGCTACCCTCAAGCGATCTGAGGTACGCTATTAGGATTTTTTCCTGAATGGTTCCGCCGCCTGGAGCGTCATCAAGGCTGATGTCTCCGTTTTTCCATGCTTCCTGTGCTTTCGCTTGCAGGGCTGGACGTTGACCAGGTGGAATACTCCTTAAATCAGTGCTGGTTATTTCGGGTGCAGCAGATCTGGGATCCAATACACCAGGTCCAGGAGGAGTCAAACTTTCAAATAATTGATTAGCTGCAGGCGCAACTGTATTTTGTGCGAAGTCAGCGGCACCTGTTATTCCATCTGCAAGTATATCGTGCGGAGCAGGAGGTATGGCGCCTTGAATCAGATCGAATATACGATCTCTCACTACTTCACCAGGTACCTGGCCACCGATGCTGAATTCAGCAGGGGCTGGTGATTGTGGATCAGCCGTTGCTTGTGCTGAAGGTGTTATCACGGGTGGTACCACTTGTTGAGCTCCGGGGGATATTACTCCCCCATTGCCGCTACCACCTTGCCGGGTGTTGTTCTGTGGTGCTGGTCCTAAGTTGTTCAAGAATGCCTCTGCGACACCGCTGTCGCTTAACGCTTGAGGTGTTAGACGAGACAAAAGTTTTTCGTTATTTGCAAAAGCTGCGTTAGCTGCATCGGCCGGAGAAATTACTCCCGCGGCTTGACCGGCAGCAGATATACCACCTCCCTTTTTATCAAAAAGACGTTCTTCAGTGTTCTGAGCTTTCGTAGCCTCAGCCAGTAGAGCTTTTCTGCCTGCTTTCGTAGTCCAGTTGAACTTGTCTTTAACGGTACCATCGTCATTAAATGCACCGTTGAAAGCAGCTTCTTGTGCAGTAGGAGAATTGATGCCGTTTGAGGATAGGAAACCTACTCCTTGAGCGACATCTTGCTTCGTTGCGTCCAGATCACCGACGTCAAGTCGTTGACCAAATATAGTATCAGGGTTCTTTTCCAAGCCAAACGTATCGGTAATACGATCGACAACGTCACCTCTGGCATTGGGGTTGGTCGGGTCAGAAACAAAGTCAAAGTTGCTGGATCCAGATTTTAGGGATCCTTTAGCGCCAAAGATATTGGTGTTGCCGCCAGAACCAATCAGGTCCTTCGGTTTGAGCAATAGGGACTTTATAATGTCTTTGTCTGCAGTCGGATACCGCTGTGCTACTTGTTGTGCTATATGAGCTTCAATTTCAGCTCCGGTGAATTGGCCACTTTGAACTAAGCCAGCTCTCAGGGTTTCAGAAAACTGCTTCGGAGGAGTCAGAGCACTGGGGTTATTCAGAATGAACTGGTTTTGAGCAGCCAGTTGTCCAGCTTCATCCAGGTTAGCAAACCGTGGATCTTTGTTGAGCTCACCGCGGATAGTATCGAATCGATCTCCGCCGACAAACTGTGCACCTTCGGCGAGGTTCTGTACAGTGGTGGTTTTCTCATTATCACGAGCCAGGTTAGCAACGCGCAAAGCTTCTGCACGTTCAGGAGCTCCTTCAGTGAATAATTGTTTACGCTCGTTCAGAGCTGCAGTCTGTTCTTTGAATAGTCTGTCGTTCTGAGTACGCTCGTCAGCAATACGACGTCTGTCCCTACCGGCAGATATCTGATTTATGTTTTGAAGGTACTGAGTGGGAGAGCCAATAAGGCTAGGATTCGCACTCGGTCCTGGTACAAATATACGTGGCATTGGTTATACCTGGAATTGGCCTTCAGCGATAGCCTTCTGAATGCGTGCATGTTCCGGTGTTCCGGGAGTAGTAGTCTGCAGTGCCAGTGACAATGCGTTTCCAGTCTGGAAGTTCTGAGCAGTGGCTGCTCGGTTTTCCTGGTCTTGTTGAAGGTCCAACTGGTCTCCTGCTAGACCAAGTGATTTGTTGAGTCCGTAAGCGTTAAGCGCCAGGCTACCAAGATCCAGAGTATTACCAAAACCTTTACCGCCCATGAACTTATTAAGTCCACTAAGGAATCCAGCTCCTCCTCCTCCTCCGCCATTTTGTCCAAAGGAAAAAGCATTTGCAGCTGTGTTTGTATTAAATGAGTCACCGAAAGATCCCATATTGATTCCTCTTACTTAACCCCTGTCTGGAGCTGTTGATTGACGTAGTTGCCTACAAGACTATCATAATTGTAAAGCGTATCATACGCGTAATTACCTTGGATTGCAGGAAAACTTGAAGTATCAGCTGATTGTAGCGCAGTAAGGAACTGAGAATCAAGCGCTACTGCTTCTACGTCAGGCCTGTTTGCGAGTTCATCTTCTATTTTCTTTTGTGCTTCTGCAGCTGTTTCCTGCAGGTCTTCGGCTATTTCATTGGCTTCAACGTTCTCCAACAGCATCAGATTACCAGCGAATTCGGTACTGAGATCAAGTAAAGTTTCTGCCTGCATAAGAGTCTCAGTAGACAGCAACTCAGGGTTGCTGAGGTAAATAGCTGCAGCTACTCCAGCGATAGCGGCCAGTATGTTATTGCCAGTGGCGTCAGCCACGAACATTATTAACTCACCAATCGCATAGTTGATTACCAGGCCTTGAACTGCTGACAGAAGACCTGCAGCAACACCTGAAGCTTTACCAAAGCTATAAATTGTAATTACTACCGCTACTACTATCATCGCAAATTCGAACAGGTCAAAGAAAGCTTCTGTCTCATACCATTCTAGATGAGTGATATTTATTGCATTACAGTCTACCCTGGCCATGTACTGATACACTTCCATCTGCTCTTTGGCAGTTACAGTCTGGAATATGTCCCAGGATACAGGTATGGTGAATTCATCGTCACCAAGAACAGACAGCGCAACCTCATGGTAGCTTTGATAGTTGATAGCCGTCATACCGTTCATGTTTGTCATTACTATCTGGTCATATGAGCCGGCTAACTTTTGGTATCTCATTGTCAAGGTAGTTCCTGATATAAAGTGCGTGTAGTCACCTTCAGTTGTCACCACCCCAACAATACCAGGTGTAAACGTATGGCTAGACCATACGATAGCATTTTCTATGTCACCTTCCTTTATGGTGGCATTGAACTGTCCTATATTAGACTGCAGGCCTGATGTAACAACAATCTGCTCCCAGGCCAGGTACAACATTTTTGATACAACCTTGTTTGTGTCCAGCGGGTTCAACGCAAAATTAATGTACGCATCATCTATGTCACCAACATCTGGATTTGTTCCTATAGCATCGAGAAACTCTTCGATTTCTAGTCCAGCCCTGGCCATCAGCATTCTGGTTGTTATGTACTGATTACTGCCAGTACCATACAACGCGTCCAACTGCTGCTTTTCTTTCCGCAAAATGGCCAATGGCAGCATTTCTAAGTTGCTGATAACTGTGTCAGTTGGTAACAGGTCCCATGTCATATCACTGTGAGGATATATCCAATAATTGTATTGACCTGGTATGGCGCTATCATCTTGATACGTAACTACCAATGAGGGCTCAGTGGTATAAGGCGCCTTCGTAATGGTGTCGTTATCTACCTTGGTTCCGGGGAGAGGCTCAAGTGTACCATCGATAATTGTCACCGTTGACACAGCGGTGATATCGATACTGTCGACATCGGTTGAGTTCTCGAGGAACACTTCAAACTGCTCTCTGTCATCGTCCGCAACATCTGCGTAGATATCTACCATGATCTGTTGAACTTCACCCACAGTACCAGCGAAGTTTAATGTGCCCGTTGTATTGTCGTAGTCCACTCCTCCAGTTATTGATCCCAGGTCTGTAAAGTTGTAGTCGACATCGAAGGCTCCAGAAGGAGCAGCGAGCTCTAGTTTGACGTCAATAGTGATAGTAACGTTGGCCTCATCTACGATTACATCGTTCATAGTCAGCTTCAATGTATCATCGTCTGTGATGGTGCAGTTGACAGTGTCCTGGCCGTTTATAGTAACCGTCTCGAATACTCCACCTGTGTTGTCGATCGAGCCAATGGTTATAGCAAACGTCCGATTAGCATTGCCTGTCTCCGCGGTAACTATATCTACTCCGATCTCGTCAGTACCAGCGAGCATTATTACTGAGGCAACTTCGGTGTAGTCCACTCCGTCTACAGCAGTACCTGCGTAAGTAAAACCAACGGTGATCTGTTCTCCAGCTGGCACCGGTCGATTAGAATATACAGTGAAAGGTGCTGTATCGCCCTCGGTTATCTGAGAGGGCCCCAAGATCCAAAATTGAGCCTCTTCATTTGTGCGGCTGATATTTACCGTGTAGTTGTCAGGCCCTGAATTGTAATCGATATCCCCGACAATCCAACCTCCCATCGTAGCTCCATAGGTGTCAGTAAACGTGAGTGTATTGTCCCATGGCTGGTAGAACTCAGGAGCATCTTGCATTTCCCACCGGTAGTGATCTGTAGGAGTGGGGTTACGACTTATTGCTGACAGAACTGTGTGTGTGGATCCAAATGTAGTGTCCAGAGCTTGTTGTACATCAGCGAAGTCGACAGCCACGCCAGCAATATTCATAGTAGGTAAACCGGCATAGTATAGATTGAGCTCTCCGTACCTGAAGTAAGCCCGTATCTGCCCTTTAGTTCGGAAGATCTGCTGCATGTAGTTTGGGAAGTAAGATGTGTCAGTCTCAATTTTACTAAATATGGTTCTAACCAGAGCAGCCTGAACAACGTTTACGGTGTTGGTGGCGTAGATAGGAGACGATACCCTCTGTACGACAACTACCGTTTCATCTTCTATACCAAATATGGCAAATACCTGTTCCAGTATAGGTTCAACTATTTCGTCCCACACAACTTTTACTACGTCTGCGATTACCTCGATTACGGCAGTGGCAATATCTTCGAGGAACTCAATTACAGCGCTCATTTTTCGTGCACATCATTCAGATTAAGTAGGCCTACTATCTTCTTACGGAAGTCATCAACTCGAACCATGAGAGGGTGATTTGCATCCCTGTGGCAACGCTTCATTGATATGACAGTGAGCATTGACTTATATTCATCCATGAATTTTCCTGGGTGCAGTTTAAAACGCATCATGTGGGTATCATTGTCTTCGAAGGAGAACACTCCAATGAACAGAGAAAGCAGATCCAGGGTATTCTGATGACCATATAAAGCGACTCCGTACGCCATCCTGAGATTGTGTTTCTCGTAATATAGGAATGTGTCATTCAGACACCAAGCGTTTCCATCTTCGATACAGTCAGCCATACGTTCCTGGAAAGCCTCCTTTTCACCCTCCGGGATCCAGTGCTTGATGCTCTGGTAGTGGGCGCCTATATCCGCCATAACGCATTGGCGGTAGTTCCTCTTCTTTTTAAATAGATCATCAAGTACGGGCATTGGGTTTCGTTAACGTAAACGCTCCATAGTAGCCACCGAGGCCATTAGCAGTAACGAGTATCCTACCACGTATCTTTGGATCGTCCAGTACTAAACATGTCTCTAGCAAAGCACTGATGCCTTGAGTGTGCCCTATGTCCTGTTTGTACGCCAGTGGAGTAGCTACCTGAGCCAGGCCAGCTTCTGCTGCAGTATTTGATGGGGTACCGGTACCGTGCAACTTGACATAGCCAACACGGTAGGAGGGGATTAAAGTATCGAGATCTTCCCTGGTGAAGGTGAACGGGTTGGCATTATATGACCACTTCCATTGCACTTGGCTGATGTCAAACCCTGCATCAAGCCGCATGTAAACGAAGCCATCTCCGCAGACGACGTCAATACCTAGCTCTCGGAACAGCCGGACAGTGTCCGGAGTTGTCCGCTCTTGTCCGATTATTACTATCTCATCTACGTCACCCTCGGCCAGCAGGTCTTGAGCTCTTTTAAGTGCCAGTATTCCAGAGGCACAGGTGCCGGCAACTACCTCGAGTGACTTTAGGTGTTCGATATTCTGGAATGTAGAAGCCCATTGGTGAGCCATATAGGCACTGCTGCCTTTAATAGCGGTGACATACTTATCTGTGCCTTTACCAAGGCCAGCTTCGGACTGGGATATAGCTGTACCATCAACGTATATAAACGCTGTAGGCCTGGTTAACTTGACATACAAACGTGCCAGGTCTATGAACTGCGGTGTTGATGGTTTATCCCGATCGAGTTCGGGTATGATTACTTGCTTATTTTTGAGGAGACTTCCTGAGATGTGGACTGTTTCGATAATATGCATTGGCGTACGAGTTCCCGTATAGTTAGTGTTTGAAAGTCCATGGTTGACAGAGCATCAGCGTCAATTGGCACGTCCTTGAATATAGGGTAATCTGCTTCAAGCGTGGCAATGGTGATGACTGTTCCGAGACTGTCGAGTTGTGCGTCACTGAACATACTGTTCATAGTGACACGCTCACCTTTCTCATCAACGATTATCTCATTGAGTCGATCTAGTATTTCTTGCTTCATTGGTTTTCCTTTATGGAATGGTTACTGAAGAACCTACATCTGCGAGTAGCTCATCACATACTGCGTCGATGGAAGGCTCCTTGGTGCAGTCCGGAGCCGTAGCTGTACCGGCGATGGACAAGGTTACAGCGTAGCCATCAAGCATTTGCTTGAGAATTTTCTGCTTGGTATCACTGGCGAACCCGAGAGTTTGGGCTTCTATCAGTGTCTTCTTGGAGAATAAGAGTCCACCAGTTGGATCTGAAGTTTGTGCAAGTTCACTTTCTTGCTGCTGCCCAACCAGGGCAACGTCAGCGTAAATTTTGGCTACCTGGCCAATTACCAGGTCGACCTTGTTCTGGGCTTCGGAAATCTGCTCATCGATAAGTCCGGTACCAGTGCTGGCTCCTAGAACCAGGTCACCGTCCACGTCCGTGGTTACAGAGTAACCCCATTGCTTTTCAACAGTGGCTTCGAGTATGGCCGCTTCCATAGCCGTTTTGTCTTTGTTTAGGAGGAAGGCGATCGAGCTCTTCAGTACTTCCTGCATGACACCCAGGTAAACCTGTGCGAAATCTGACCCGGTTATGCGATCTTGGTCATATTGGTCCTGGAGCCTGAGCTCTGCAGTCTGCATGAGGGTATCGAAAACACCATCGCCTGGTGCGGATACCAGTTCATTGGTCAGGTCTGTAAGCTTTACGGTCATAAGGTTTTTCCTGTTAAGGGGTGGATTCTACTAGTAAATGCTCATTAGTACAATATTACGGTATAGCACCCATCGACGGAGTTCGTTGAAATAATATGTAATCATCCAGCCTACTTGAGTCTTTCTGCATAATAAAGGCCCAACCAGATTGACCCCAGACATCATCTGGTGATTGCTCGTGATAGTAATTTGCTCTGTTGTAGTTACCCGGATCAAAAGCCGGGTGATTTAAAGTGGTAATATCCCAAAGTGCTTGCAATCCGAGCCAAGGCTCTACTGTTGGCCTAGCAAATTGTGGTGCTATTCCAGGAGTTATCGATGCAGCATCGTACCAACCTGCCTGGTCTCTGTACATAATCCATGGTCTGGCAAATTCAGGCAAGTACATAAGGATGTATACGTTTCCAGTATTGCTGGCCATACCCATATCAGTGTAACTCCAACCAAGGTTGGTAAAGGTGTCAGGTCCCCAGGCAGCTGAGAAGTCAGTAATATCACCCGCTGCATTCATATATCCTTGGGCTGCAACTACAACACTGCTGCCGTCAGTGGCCGTATGGTTCAAACCTCTGGTTCCAGCTCCACCAAGAATTTGGTTAGCAGTAACTTCTGTCCAGCCTGTACTACCGCCAGTATCTACCATTTTGTATCTGTATTGCTCAAGCACGGACTGCCAGTTAATAGTTACTCCATTTACTTCAAATCTTTTGTTGGTGTATATTTGCTCTCCGGCGTCACCTGGCAGCCAAACCTCAAGACTGTCTTGAGATACCCATGTCTTTCCGTCAGAGGATACCATTAAGGCTCTTGCTTGTACTGCTCGACTAGCTCTGTAGAATAATTGTAAACCAGGGTTCCACCATACCCCCATAGGGGCATCAGTGAGCCCGTTCCAGTCAGTATGGCCAGCTATTCCAGTAGCCAAAGGTATATAAGTGAAGTTCACCAGATCCTCAGTCCACCAGGCATCACCATAGTATGAACTTATAACCCAAATGTCCAATGTCGGGGAATACGCGAATTGTCCAAGTAAGGAATTTCCACCTTGCCAACCTGGTAGAGTATTCGCTTCTTTGATAAATACCGGTTCATCTAACTCTGGTGTTGTCGTGTAAAGTCCTATGTTATCAAATATTGGAGTATTTTGTCTGGCAGAAAATACAACTAAGTCCCCACCATCGTACCCCAATCCGTATATAGCGTAATTTTCAGCCCACAGGTCATTGCTGCTGTTGATTGGGAAATTTGTTATGTAGGGATCTGGGCATATTTCAGGACCTCGTGTCAGTTTAGCCGGCGTACCGTTCAGTACGTAGCCAGGGACGTCTACAACGTATATCTCCCGGTAAGCTTGAACTATGTGCGCCAGGTTAGTTCCGTCGCTCAGAGTCGCCTGGTGACGTCCAACGCATATAGGTGTAAGCTCGTAGGTGATTTTCCCTTGAGTTGTAGCTGTCGGCGCCACATAAGTAAGTACTCCGTCGTCGGTGTACGTACTGACTCCACTGGGTAGTGTGAGGGCTACGTCGAAGTCGGCTTTAACCAGGGGCGCAGCGTTAGGCTGAATTATCCATTCGAAGGTGATAGTGGTATTTATTAAGTGAAATCCCATTTCAGTCTACGGTTGATTATATTGGTAAACAATAGCAGGGCTTCTGGCACAAATATACATGCTGGATTCAGAAGGTGTTATGTAGAAAGACTGGCTGCTGGTAGTCTCTGCATTAGTGGATTTCTGTATACCAGAGTAACTTGCTGAAGATACAATCCATGGATCAGATAAATTATACTGCCAAACGTTGTTGCTTCGAGTTACGTAGAATCGAGTTCCGTCTCCGTTAAAACGGGAATCTTTATTTATAATAATCTCAGTAGAGTAATCGTAAAACACAGAGTCGTAAGATATTGAACTTAAATCCCAGGAAGTGCTGGCGGAATATTGATATACCCTGTCAAGATCAGACGTGAAAGTATAGAACTTATCACCATCCGGTCTCCATGCAAGACCCTGAATAAAGGTAGCTTCTGGTGTATCGACAACGTTTCCACTATAAACCCCAGTGCTGATATCCCAAGGGGTACTCAAAGAGTATTCCCATATATTATTGCCGCTGTTGGGCGAACGTGAAACGTAAACAGCATCCCCGGATAAACTAAAAGTCATACTAACCGCCCAAGGTGAGGATATCAGTGCTCCAGTATCTAAACTTTTCGATGCGTAACTACCGCTAAGCAGGTCGTAAGGAGTACTCAACGTGTATTGATAGATAAACCCGTCGTCGATGTCGAGAACATACAATGCAGTTCCATCACTGCTTACATAGACACTCTCTGCAGAGCCTACTTGTGCTGAAACATTTAGGAATTGGCTTTGATAGGTTATTGTCGACAGATCATCGTAAAGTCCGATTGGCGGAATACGAGGTATAATAGGAGCAAGTCCTAGAGCTCTGGTACATGCTGCTGATACTGGAGGTGAAGCGAATATCCAGAAGTCTTTTTGATTGAGAATTGTGTAACTGGCACCAGTACCTGTGGCTAACCATATTGTCCATTTTCCGTTGGACGTAGGGGTGAACTTGTACTCCATGCAGCCACCGAAGAACTCGGAGGGAGCGGAGTAGTTTATTACGGCAGCATCAGTGTATGTGCCATTGAGGTCTGCAGGAATTATACGTACATCGTAATCGCTGGCAACAAGAGGTGTGTCAGTGGGTGGAAGTACCCAGGTTATGGTTATCTCATTGCCAGCGATGTACATTCACGCAGCTGCCTTACTCAGCGGGCTGTTGTGAGTAGCTGATTACGTACTTGTTTACCATGACAGTAACTTTGTTGCCGGTACGCTTACCCTCTACTATTTCGTCCTTGTGCATTGGAATTTTGCATTGCCTGGCGTTTTCGATAAGGCACTTTTCCAACTGTACCGGAATATCCAGCGGTACACTTTTTGCAATAGAGAAATGCTGGTTCTCGACGGAAAGGAAAGCAGTAGTGGTCACTTCATTTTCACGATTATCTTTACTCGTGATGGTGACTATAGATGTTTTGAATGCTTCTTTCTTTGACGCAGCAATTTTCATACGTTTGCGGGAATACTCTGCATGGGCAGCAATAGCCCTGGCTTCTTTTCTGGTTTGAACAGGAGATTCTACTTCCTCTTCCTCTTCATCTTCGACCTCATCTTCCGGATCAGCTTTTGCCGCCGGACTTGGAGGTAGATCAAATTCGGGTTCGGGTTCGCCTTTAAAATCGGCCAGTAATGTGGCCAGGGCGACGTTGGAGATGTTGCCTTTAAATTCGAGACCGAAGTCAGTTGCTTCGGCGATCATTTCTTCACGATTACTCATAATTAAATCCCTATTGGGTTGTTTAAATTAAAAAAAGGGTGACCCCACAAATTCAATAGGGGCCACCCAGTTACTTACCTACTTGCGATTACGCAGATGCGCAGACGAGGATCTTCAGGAGACGCTCTTCACGCAGGATGATACCTGCATACCACATGTTGTAGCTGAAGAAACCCTGAGTAGCGTAGGGGTTCGACAGTTCGATCTTACTCGGGGACTGAGCATGGAACTTGATCTTTCCGTGACCCTTCAGACCGACAGTAGCGAAGCTACCTTTGGTCGGGAAGAGGATAGGGAATACATCAAAGTAATCCAGTGCGTCAGTACCATCACCAGCAGCACCGTATACGTCACCAACACGATCCCATACACCAGTAACAGCGTCTTCACGACCAGTCGCAGCGGCAGCACCGGATGCGAAAGAAGTTACAGACAAAGTACCAGTGTAGTTATCGGTAGCTTCAGCAGGAACTGTAACAGCTCCCTGGCCAGCGTAGATAACAGCAGACTCAGATTCGATGAAACGAACATCCATCATGGCACCGATTTCGCCTTCAGCCAGGTTAGTGGCATCAGAGTACTTGTAAGCCGGTACGTAAACGTAGTCAGAACTATCACCTTCAACAGGAGTTGCAGCACCACCAGTACGACGAACTACGTCTTCCAGGTCGAACTTCACTTCCGGACCAACAATAGCGTAGAACGCCTTGTTGATGGTGCGAGTATCGATCTTGGTAGAACCAGAAACGATACTGGTGTTCTTGACAGCACGATTGCGAACCAACTTCTTGACGCCTTTACGGATCAGGTTGTAGTTAACTTTCGAGTCGTTGTCATCGGTACCAGTTACAGTAGTAGTATCACCACCAACAGTAACGAGTGAAGTAGCCGTACCTACAAACATGGTGTTGGTAGTTGCCAGCATATCCAATTGGATGAGATCTTCAGCACGCTGGTTTGCCAGCTCACCGAGCTCTTCGCGGTAATGGACTTGAACTGCATCTTCAGCAAACATTTCCACTTCGTCGGTGTAATCGAGCATCTCGCCGTAACGGGCGAAATTGGTTTCGATAGTAACCTTCTTGATGGTTTGCTTGTTTACTGCGCCGGCGCCTTCAGCGAGAGTCGCACCAGCCAGGCCGTTAGACACGTCGAGAATGCTACGCGAGCTCAGGTAACCCTTTGCTGCGAAGTCTGCGTCGGTTCCGCCGTGTTGCGAATCCGGATCGAGTTGACGATCATAGATGTGCAGCCATTTGGAAACTTTGTAAGTTGTACCCATTTTCAGGGGCATAGATCTACGATCGGCCCATTGCGCATAAATCGCAACAGCGTTAGCGGCTTTTACGCCCGCTTTGTCGTAGTAATGAATTACCGTATTCTGCCCGTGGGTAGAATCACCGGTTTCCCGGTTGGTAGTGCCGTAAATATTGTCAACCATGATTGGTTACCTCAAATTCAAATTTTTAAATTGAGGAGTTTAGTTTTTTGTACCACTCCTCAAAAGCTTCATCGTCATCGTCTAAATAGTCGATAACACCTTTGCGGTCAGCTCTTGTTCCAGTGGAGGAAGCTGAACGCTTTCTGTTGGCTTGTGATGATGCCTTATCAAATTTGGAGTCTGCGGATTGTGCGTCTTCGTTCAGTTCGTCAACTTGCTTTTGACCGTTTTCCTTCTTGGTCTCAGCTTCTAACGCTACTCTGAACTGCTCGCCTGCAATCATGTAGTATTCAATATCTGACTTGGTATTTCCATCTAGCACTTTCATTTTCATCGCTGCCGGAGCGACTTTGTCGTATATCCCAGCTTTGATGTCGTTGTGCAATCCTGTAATGTAACTAGGATTTTTGGCAATTACTTGCCGAGATTCCGAATCCCACTGGTCATCAATGATATCCCTGGTGATAGGAAACTCTTCATCATTCCGTATTGTACTGATAACTTCGTCAATTTCCAGCGAAGTTTCGTCCTTTCCATAATTGGTAGGTAAATATGGAGCTGCAGTTTCATCCTCAGATGTGAGGTCATAAGAGTCGAGTTTGTTGTTCTCGAGTATCTTTTTTATAGCGCCTTTGTCGCCTTTCAGCGCATCCAGGGCTAGGTTCAGGTTGTCGTGAGTGACACCTTCCTGCTCCAAGGCAGAGATCATTTTCCGATACGGAGCAATCTTCTGCATTTTTTGGGTGTAATTAGCAGCCTGGCCGAATACCGTTTCGAACTGCTGCATGATTTCTTCTTGAGTGAATTCGAAGTCCTGGCCATTGGCACGGAACTTTACGGTTTCTGCAGAAGCTTCCTCGGCATCGCCTTCCTTGTCGTCAGCTTTATCTGCAGCCTTGTCAGGATCTTCATCCTCGTCATCAGCCTTCTTTTCATCCGGCTTCTTACCAGCGGCAACATCAGCTGCTTCATTGGCAGCGTCAATAGCGGCGTCAGCAGCTTTCTTGGTTTCAGCAGCTGCCTTTTCTACATCCGACAGTTCGTCATCATCGTTATCGTCGTCATTGGCCTGAAGGTTATCATCCAGTTCGCCATCGTCATTGTCATTCTTGGTTTCTTCTTCCTGTTTCTCTTCAATACGTGCGTGATCAGCCCCGTCGTCACGTTCTGGAAGATCCTCTTCAGCTACACCTTCTTCACGACGGATATCACGAATACCTTCAAGTGGATCGACATCGTTGTTCATGATGTCTTCTTCAGTGAGTTCGGGGGCGGGCATCTTAGTTCAACCCATTCAGTTGATCATTAGCTTCTTCAGCTTCGAGTTTCGCTAGTTCCGCTTCTTCTTCATCAGATAGAATCGGAGAAGTGGCAGCTTCATAATACTGCTCAATCATTTGAAGGTAGTATTTTAGGTTTGATGCAGCTATCAGATCTTCGATAACACCCGGACGATGTCCTTTGTCCTTGATTTGCGGAACAGCCAGTAAAGATACAGAAGCCAGTACCTTTTCCTGCAAGAATCCTTCGGTTATAACTTTTTTGAAATCGCCATTACGTTGAAGTCTTTTCCAGGCTTCGCCCAGTACAACGGCGTGTTCCATGCTTTCGGTGATTAATTCGTCTTGTGCGGAATTGCTCATTTAGAGTTCCTGTAGTTAGTTGGTAAGGTAAAGTAGCCTGGATGATATAGCAAAGTAAACTAGCGCGTCAAGTAAGACGCGCAATTTATTGTGTAGATTGGCTAGAAGTTCGCTCCTTGCTGGCGTTATTTTGGGCATTTTGGGTAACAGCAGAACCATGCTTAAACGCCTCTTTCTGCATATCTTCGTTAAATTGTGTTCCATCCACCTTCCTGGTGAAATCCAAGTCAGTCATATCTGAATTGGAACTAAGCTCTCGTGTCTTAGCTCGAGCAAGGTCAGCTTGGGCAGATTTCATATCCATATCTACGATGTTTTCTTGAGCTCTTGAATCACGCTCTTTGATCTCAGAGATAAGTTTCTGCATCTCAAGTTCCTTCATCTTCTCGACAAATGGGTCAGGCTCAGGCTTGTAATTAGCCATCTGAATTGCCAGGTCAGGCATTCTCTGCAGCTTGGCGATCTGGCTCATGATCAGATTACGCATACCTTGATCCATCTCCGGGCCAAGAGTTTGTAGAAGGAAACTCAGCTTCTGAGCCTTGGCTTCATTATCTTCCGCGGTAGACACCTCTATTTCTATATCTACAGACCCATCCAGGTCATCGGGATGTGCTGGCACATACTCAGCGTTAGTAATGCGGATGACCTCTTCTTCGCTGAGAAACTCAGTGTTGTAGGCCATCCACTTACGCATCAAAGGTTTGATCAGGTTTTCGGCGATATTACGAACGATATCTACCCGGCGAACCGATACAGCATCCAGGACGCCTCCGGCTGCACGAGCTGTAGAACCAAGCTGGCTTCCCTGTATACCACCGGAGAAGGCCTTAACACCAAGCATAGACTCGGTCTCGTTGTTGTTTTGTTCCATAACGCTGAACACACTGTTCGGAATAGCGTTATAGCCACCTTCGTAGAAATCACCCTGGCTACCGTTGTACTCGAAGTTCTTACCGTTCAGGAAGCGTCGCTTGTTGATGGGGTCCAATGAACCAGTCCGCATTCCCTTTTGTGCATTATTGGAGTTGGCCATATTGTCAATGATACCGCGCTTGATGGCGGTATTCAGTTTCTGGTTGTCACCTACGAGTTCAGCTGCAGCTTCACCGTAGATCTTGAATGGGGTGCTGTTATTGGCCAGGACGAGAAAGGGAATTTTCTCATCCGGATACGGATTCGACTCGAGCTGCAGGATGATATCCTCAACCCAGGTACAGATGATAGGTTCAGCTATACCATCGCCATCTACATCGTAGTTGCCCCAGTACTCATGAACCAGGAACTTCTTCCGCGGCTTGTCGACGAACTTGAATTCAGTCTCGTCCTCTTCTTCGTAGTCGGAATTATCGTAACCTTCACGGTCACCGATCTTCGCAGCCAGCTTCTTGAGGTTCTTGTACTTTTTGGTTTTCCGCAGTGTGCTCAGGTCCGACTCGTATCGATGGATAACGAACTGGGCCTTGTCCATGTCTCCTTCGCTGGTAGGATCCATGTATATGTCCTCAATCCGGCATACCTGTGCATGCGGCTTGTTGACTTTTACCTTCAGGCGTTTAACGATCTTCGTATCTACCTGGATAACGTTGCCCTGTAGGTCCATACCATATACTGGTACTTCTTCCTCGACCGTCTCGTCTTCGTAGTTCCAGGAGCACTTTGTAACTACCGTGCCTTCTGAGTAATGAAGCTTGATGACGTCAGTCATAAATTTGTAGCGAGGGAAGTGCCGGCAGAACTGGTTGTTCAATACAATTTCATTTTGCTCAGCCAGAGGGCGGTCTTCGGCGGTAACAGGACCGGCTTTGACAATGTCCGGGTCTGCTACGAAAGGATCTTTGATAGACGCATGCTGCCACTCGTCCTGTCGCTTGATGTCTCGAGATACAATCTCTGACTTGCCTTTTTGTTCGTTGCCGTACGGTTCTCCTTTATATTCTTTTCTCCAGCATTCAATCTTACCGACCATCTCCAGGCGTAAAGTATCCGCTGACCTCATATCCTCCTTGAGATCTTTTAGAATTTTTACTTTGGTAGGTTTTCTTCTAAACCCATCGGTTGCGATTTCTGCTGTTTCTTCGGTCATGGGTTATCCTTTCGAGTATTTCATTTTGAACCATACGTTAAATGCAAATGTGGCTACACCTAAACAGATACCGACTAAAACGCCGATTATGCCCCATTCATCTACTGTAAGTCCCATCCAGACTGCTGCCCCAGACGCTGTATAGCTGGCTACTGTTCCTATTTCATCCACTCTGTGTAGTCCTACTTTAGTTAGCATTATCGTTATCCTGTAGTCTTTCGATCTCCTTATTGAAATCGATTATACAGTCGCGGTAATACTTTGTCTGGCTTTTCTGTCCTTTAATGTATCGAATAATTTCCTGATTGTTGATTCCGGCGTTACCGTAGTGTTGTGGTGTAAAACCTACCCAAGCAATACCATCATCAGAAAATATGGCTCTGGGCTTTACTGTGAGCATGTGAACTGCAGGAGGACTTGGGTAATCCGGGCAAGTGACCTTCGTGTAGGCTAACTTTGTCTGGACAACTACTTCCGGTTGGAATAGTGAGCAGCCTGTGATTAGGAAAACGCTAAGGAGCAGTAAGAGATTCGATTTCATCAAACACCTGTTGTGTTTTCTTAATCATTAAGTTTTCGATCAGTCCGGGTTTCTTCGTGATCAGCTTTGCAAAGTCATGATCTTGGAATAGATCGCGCATTTTGTCAATCTGTTTACGAGCTTCGTCCCTTTCTTTGACAATTATAATTGACTTAGCCTGGTACTCTGACAATTGTACTTGCATAAGATCGTTGGAGATCTTCTCAGTCTTGGCGGTAGTCTCAGCGGCTTCTTGCTTGACTGCAGCAACAACGAGAGCCTTCTCGAGCCCCTGGACTTTGAACGTTTGCCAGGTCAACGCTAAGACCAGAACTCCTATTATTACACCTGCTGCTTTAAGAAACATAGTCTTTACCTTTTTGTTTGACGTCGTGGTATGCGTAGTTGGCCAGGGCACCGAGTGTGACAGTACCGTAGGCCAATCCGTCTATCCACGCATTCGCCACAGCCAACATGGCGAAGAGTATCACCAGGGTCGTCTGCAGGAATTTGGTGCTATGGAAGTTCATGGAACACGCAGTCGAGAAACTTCTGCCACTTGAACCCGGTACCAGGATCTACCTTCCGGCCTGGCGAGATATCAGAGTGTCGAACTACCTTCTCTCGAGGAATGTTGTAAGCAACTACCCAGCTTCGGACGGCTGCAACTCCAGCATCGAACTGTTCGAAGGTGACATAGTCACCCTTGATTGCTTCCAGGAATGTGGCGTAATCGTGATGACCTTCAACCAGAAACTCGATACCGAGTGAATTGCTATTGTATCCTTTCGCATGGTAGGCGCCTTGATCATCATCCCGGCAAATGAAGGTATCACCTTTACCATCGACCAGTGCGTGTGCGGACAGACCGATCTTCTCCAGGAAGTCGGTAGCATGTATCGGCTGAGGATCCAGCAGAAACTCTGCCATGGAGTGAACAACGACCATCCGGGGAAAACTATGGCTGGCACCGTTTTCATTTGGGGTGAGTACGATACTCATTACTTAATACCCGAGATGAACCACTCAACATACTTTATGTCAGAGGGCTTAATATTGATGTAATCGTCCAGGAGAGCTACTGGTATCTTGGTGATCTTCAGATCAATCTCGTCGTCGAGCATTGCATTCAGATCTTTCTTGAACGTATCTTCGGCTTCAGTATCTGCGAAGTTATAATGAGTATTTTCCTCATTCAGTGTGCCGTGCTTTTCAGCCAGCTTTACACGTCTTGCATCAAATCCATCGATACTTTCCTGAGTTGTTTTCATTAACTGGCTAACTTTGTATGCCGTCGACAACTTCATTTCGGTCGTATCAATATCCTTTAAGATTGATACTGCAGTGACTAGAAGGGATACTTTGACTTTCATGGATTACTCCTATTGGTTGGTAATTCGCGTAGTATACTGAACTTTACCAAATAGTCCAAATATTAATCTGTCATGAAGCCACGGTAGTACAGAATGGCGTACTCTACATCGGTACTGGAAGAATTCCAAAGCGCTCTGAAATCCTGATTAGTCGGCTCCAAAGGAATCAGCGTCTGGAACATAATGGCGTCAGTACCTGTAATCGCTCCGTCATGATCAGAAGCAAACCAAGCAAGAGAATTATCTTCTAGGTCTTGACTCGCAGTTCCATCGCCCTCTGTAACGTAGACTTGCAGTCCGGCAGTGTTACTATCAGTTGTACTTACCCCCATCCTCACACTAACAAGTAACATCGTCGCTTCTGCAGGTATATCATCCATTTCAGCCCAGATATTGTCAGCCCCGCTACCTGTCGGGCCAATCGTTTCCCAAGTATTTTTTGTCAGTATACTGACTAGGTTAATGCTCGCCCTAGCAGCAACATCACCATCAATGATCTGGGCATTACCAGCACGAACGTGGCCAGTCACTACAGCAGGATAGCTTACACTTTGGGGAGTTAAATAACTCATACGATTAACCAGTTAGTTCCATCAGATATTAGCGTGATGGATGAATATTGTGAAGTCAAGTCGAATGTAGTTGCCCCATCAATAGTTTCCGAAGCATTTCCATCTACTGTGACTGTGCCTGTTGCACCAGTCTTCTTCACTATGATTGTATCGTTTACACTGTGGCCGCTCGGCAAGGTAATAGTCACCGTGCCAGTGTTGCTGGCAACAACGAAATCACCTGCGACTGCCGTGTAGCTGGTGCCGGTCTGTAGAGTATACGTCCAGGGAGATCCGCCACCTCCAGCTGATACATCTACAGTTACTCCATTCAGACGAGCGTTAAAGGCCCCGGCTGCTGTAATCCATAAGTCTCCATCAACAGGAGTGGTCGGAGCTACGCCTTCGGCTATGTTAAACCCTGCTCTGGTCGCTGTACTGGCAGAAGTTAACAATGCTCCCGAAAACGTAGCGTCTTGGGAAGTGTCATCGATAGTTATAGCGGTGGTATTACCTGCGATAATGGTGAGATTATGGGCTGAAGTTGTTCCAACACCGCCAACAGTATCCGTAGAATATACGACATTGGTTACGCTGTTGGTTGTGTCTGTTAATGTTAGTGTCGGTGTAGCCGCTTTAGATAGCGTTACATTACCTCCAAAGGTAGCGTCTCGGGCAGAGTCTATCTGTAGAGCATCCCCAACACCACTGACAAGTATCCTAAAATAGTCTCCTGAATTAACAGCTTGTAGCTGGTAACCTCTGGTTGTGTTGTTCAGCTCTAGTGTAGCTTGTGCTGTTGAAAGCTCTACACTACCTGCAAAGGTAGCGTTCTGTGAGGTGCCATCAAGAGTCAACGCAGTGGTTCCGTTTGTGA